TGCGCATCTGGTGTAACCCGCACGGGCGCAGCAACTTAGCCCCGCCGAAAGGCGGGGCTTTTTTGTGCAAAAAAAACAGAAAAAATACTTGACAAGCGCCCAGGGGTGCCCCTGGCCGCTGTCAAGCACTATTACGCACATTTGATGAAATTTTTAGTTTTAGTTGGCATGAAAATAGCATATTGCAAAACACAGTTTGTTTGCTATAATTACCGCATGACTACGAACTTCTTCACTGTCCGCTACGCGATCTTCACCAACAGGGAGGGCGTCCACCCGCACGGGCGCGGGATGAGCCGTAGCCTCTCGAAGGCTATGGCCTGCGCGAGCGCGCAGGCGTGGGATCAGTACGAGCGGAGTACGGCCACGAACTGGGCCGACTGTTGGGTGTGGGTGTACAAGGGTGGCACCCTTGTCGCGCAGGGGTTTGAGGGCGAGTTGCAGCTCATGTAGGCGCGAGCCTAAGTCCCACAGCCCGAAAGGGTTGTGGGGCCAGGGCTGCCCCTGGCAGCGTGTCAAGCTCTATTACGCTGATTTAGTGAAATTTTTAGTTTTGGTTGGCATGAAAATAGCATATTGCAAAACACAGTTTTTTTGGTACAATTGCCACATGACCACGAACGAACTGATCTCCCTCATCCGCGCAAACCACATGAACGCCGACTGCCTCGCGCAGGTCGCGATGGCCGTCGAGGCCATGCGCGAGGAGCTTGCGGAGGCCGCGCCCGACGACCGTTGCGACGGTTGCGACGGCGGTTGCGACGGCTGCAACGACGGGTGCATCGACGACGGCGAGCCGTCCGATGACGGCGCGGACGCGGAGTGGCTTGCGAGCGCGGGCTGGGGCACGGACGAAGACTACGAGTAATCGTAAACCCCACAGCCCGAAAGGGTTGTGGGGCCAGGGCCGCCCCTGGCCGCGTGTCAAGCACTATTACGCCCAAACGCAAAAATTTTGCGTTTGGCATAGGAATTGTTTTTAATTTTTATTGCGCTCTTTTCTGAAATGCGGTACATTTTGGGCATGGTTAATTCCGCTCACATCCTCGCCCTCGTCGCCGCCATCAAAGAAACCCCCGCGTCCGCGCTCACGAACGACCAGCTCGCCGCGCTCGCCTCGCTCGCAACCCAGATCGAGTTCACCCTTCAGGATCGCCAAGCTGAAGTGGATGAGGAACTCGCTCAGGTTGAGCGGTTTGAGCGCGATGAGTTTATCGCGCTTGACGCGGAGTGCGACAGAGAAGACCGCTTCCTCGACTCCTTCTGGGAGTCGCAGACGGAGTGCTTCGGGATGGACTAGCATCCCACCTAACCCCCACAGCCCGAAAGGGTTGTGGGGCCAGGGGTGCCCCTGGCCTGGGCCGTCAAGCACTATTACATAGTGCTTGAGAAATGTTTGGGTTTGGCACGGAAATTGTTTTGTTTTTTAATTGTTTTTTAAGCGTCATGCGGTATAGTTCGGACATGCTAAATGCTAATTACGAAATGATTATTGTGCTTCAGGTTTTCACGAAGATTTTCTTTACTTTTGTACCGATTACTGCGATTCTCTCTCTGCTCGCTTACACCATCACCAACCTCATCGACTAATATGATCATCACCCGCACCTCCCTCGCAACCAACAAGGTTCACTCGCTCGACCTCCCCATCACGGAGGAGCAGATCGCCGCATGGCAAAACGGCGCTCTGATCCAGAACGCATTCCCCAACTTGACTCCTGACCAGCGGGAGTTCCTGAAGACGGGCATCACGCCCGAAGAGTGGAAAGCGATGTTCGCGGAGTAGCTTCCTCCCCATGCAACCCCCACAACCCGAGAGGGTTGTGGGGCGTTTGCCCCCAGGGGTGCCCCTGGCGCGCAATATGCCTATTACGCACAAAGTGCGTAATATTTCATTTTTTTATGTATCTTTTGCTGCGTTGTATGCTATATTGACTGCGCCATGAAATACACGATTGAGCAGATTGCCCAGTATGTTGAAAGCCTTCCTTCGCAGTACAGCGAATTGCTTAATGAGGAAAACAATGCGAAGCTAGACAGCTTCCGCGTGAAAGACCTCAATCTCAACTCTTATCTGTACGAGTTCCCGAACGGATACGGAGTGGAGATTTATTCGCCCGCGCCCGCGCTGAATTGGACGATTTGCATTTTTGCTTTGGACTACAAAGAAAAGACGCTTCGCAAATTGTCTGGACAAATGCAGGTCGCTTGCTTCATCGAAGCTCATGAAGTCATGAAGTTTTCTAACCGCAAGCCAACCAACCACTCAGATAACATAATCAGAGAGATTCGTGATAAGTGTCTCAACGCAGACGACTTAGCCAAGATTGCAATGGCAATCGAAGCAATGCGCGAAGAGCTAATTGAGGAATCTGCATCACGCTTCGAGCGTGCGACTCACGCCTAGCCTCAAGCGTAAACCCCACAGCCCGAAAGGGTTGTGGGGCCAGGGCTACCCCTGGCCACATTATGCCTATTACGCACAAAGTGCGTAATATTTGTCTTTTTTATTTGCCTATGCGTTAGCCTGTGATACATTCAATTCCGTTATGAAGAAACCAACCATTAAGGTCACGCACTCCAACAACGACACGATCTACACGCACCTGCGTTTTTCCATCGACAAGATCAAGAAGAAAATCGAAAAAGGTGCGAAGCTCTCGCACTATATGGGGAACCTGCCGTTCTTCGTCCTGAAAGAGCGGGATAAGAAAGGGCGCTATAGGAATTGGTTCTTTGAGCCATCCCCTGAACTCTCGAAGCTCGAACACGACTTCTGGAAGTAGTCAAGAGCAATCGACAACAAAACCCCGCTGAAAGGCGGGGTTTTTTATTGCGCATATGCCAGGGGCACCCCTGGGGCCGATGTCAAGCACTATTACATAGCGCTTGATTAATGTTTGGGTTGGCACGGAAATTGTTTTTGTTTTTTAGTCATTTTTAATTGCAAAGCGTCGGGGATTTGATATCTTACCTAAGCAATGAAATTGACACTGAAACCCACGTTCTCCACCACCTACATCCGCAACGAAATCAACAGCAAGGTTACTGTTGACACTTCTTACCGCAAGGTAATTAGTGCAGCATCATTTAACTTGCCTAATGGTGAGCGGTGCATTAGCCTGAACATCGAACATCCGCTTCAGGAGGGGCACACCACCTACTTCCTGAACAACCAAGAAGACATCCAGAAAGCTCTGGACTACTGCGCAATCAACAACGTCAACATCCACAACATATGACATTTAACACACCCGAACAAATCTCCGCTTATCGCCTCCTGATGCTGGCAAGCGCCCTGAAGCTCGAAACCAAAGGGATCTATCCCATTAAGGGATGTTCTGCATATGCGCAGATCAAGAAAGAGTTCGCCCTGAAGGGCAGCAAGCTCAAAGTCCTGAGTCAGTTCGATGAAATGCTAATTGAAGCAGGCATCAAGCAGGCAAAGTAAGAGGCGAACCTAAGTCCCACAACCCGAGAGGGTTGTGGGGCGAACCCCCAGGGGTGCCCCTGGCGCGCATCATGGCTATTACGCACAAAGTGCGTAATATTTATGTTTTTTATTTGATTTCTACTCTGTTGGGTGTAAAGTTCGCGTGTGACAAATATGGATTTACTCTCTGGCTTCGAACTCTTCTTCAACTTCTTTCTAGCGGGTTTCTTATCGCTAGGCATTTTTGGATTAGTTGCACTAATCCAAGATTTAATCATGAAAATAATTGACTAACCGCGAACATCAACTAAATTGCTTATATGACAGACAACGCTAAATACAACGGCTGGAAAAACTGGGAAACTTGGAACACGCGCCTCACCTATGAGGACACTTTCCAAAACATTGCAAATGAAAACCACTATCGCTCAATTGATGAGCTTGCGGAAGCATTCGAAAGCATAGTTTCGGAAATAGAATTTGAAATGCATACTCTTTCAGATCTTGCAGCTTGTGTGATGAATCAGTTCCTCACGAAGGTTGATTGGAAAGAAATTGCGGAAGGTTTTGTTGATTCCGAGTAAAACTGTGCTATACTGTTTGTATGCCTAAAGACACCATCATGATTCAGTGGAAAAATACCATCTTCAGTGAGAACCTCTATGCATGGTTTGATTGCGAAGATGGCATGGTTCCTGTTTTCGCAACCACTCTGCACGACTGTATGTTGCCAGATAATCGCGTCATCCAGCGTCACAAAAGTGGCGAATCCTACGAAGTATTCGGTTGGGACAACATCGCTCAAGAGCACCTCTACAGAGGCAGGCTGTTCATCCCATCGAAAGCCACTCCGCTAGTTTAGTGGACAGCGTAAACCCCACAGCCCGAAAGGGTTGTGGGGCCAGGGCTACCCCTGGCGCGCATCATGCCTATTACGCACAAAGTGCGTAATCTTTGTTTTTTTCTTCTTTTTTGTTTGTATCTTTCCATAGTTATGGCAATATTCTCTACGTTATGAAGACACCGACAATCAAAGTTGCCCACACCACCACGAACAGCGTGATCTACAAAAACTTCCACATTTCTCTTGACAATATCAAGAGGAAGCTGTCGAAAGGAGCTACGCTCAAGTATTTTCCCTGCACTATCGGTTCTGCCGACAATTCATTTTTCTCACTCAATGAGCTTGACTCAAAGGGTAGAAGCAAGACTTGGTATCTCGACCCATCACCTGAACTCCTGAAACTCGATCACAGTGTGGCAAGTGTCTAGTTGACCAAGTCAAGGAAAACCCCGCCGAAAGGCGGGGTTTTTTATTCCTTTTATATCCAGGGGTGCCCCTGGCCCGCATTATGTCTATTACGCACAAAGTGCGTAATATTTGTCTTTTTTATTTGCTCTCTTGCTGCTCTCATGCTTTAATGAAAGTCCAATATGAATCCCATTGACGAAACCCACTTGCTACTGAACCTTGTTGAAGCTGTACAGTTTCTTGCGAAAGCCTCATATCATGATTCTTATGGTTGGCAAGAGATTGTTGAGTGCTGGACTCGAAAAGAGATCTATGATGAATTGAACAAAGAAAATATCAGAACAACCGAAAAAGCTCTTGAGCATTTCGCTTGGATCGCTGAAATCCGCACAGAACACGCTCAGGAAATTGAATCAACAGTTTGGTAATATGACTGAAGAAGAGTTGATGGCAAGAGATGATCTACACCCAATCTGCAAAATCTAAACAATATGGATAACTTCAACAAAACAAAACAACAAATCATTGACTCCACCAAAGGCAAGTTCTTTTCTGTTCTTTACAGGAACAAGCTGGGTGATGTCTCGCGTTATGTAGTGCGCACTGGAGTAAAGAAGGATCTTAAAGGTGGCACGAATTATGCGCCCAAGGGAACTGTCACGCTCTATGCTGTGAGCAAAGATGGAGACAGAACAAACTTCGGTTACCGCACTTTGTATCTTGCTAACATCAGAGAAGTGAAAGCAAAGAACTGGGAAGCAATTTCCATTCAGTAGTGGGTAAAGCTAACCCCCACAGCCCGAAAGGGTTGTGGGGCGTTTGCAACCAGGGGTGCCCCTGGCGCGCATTATGTCTATTACGCACAAAGTGCGTAATATTTATTCTTTTTTATTGTGCTGCGGTCTAGTTGTGCTATCTTTTTTGTATGGCAAAGAAAGACACCCTCAAGCAGGCAGCGAACATGCTCATCGAATCTACCAGCATCATTCTTCAGAAAAAAGTCAAAGACACGATTATGGTTCTGAAGTTTCACAAGCTCGACTTCCCTAATGTGCGATACACTTCCGCAATCAATGGCAAAGTGGAAAAAGACGTTGTTTTAGATGTAAACAATGCGCTTAGTCTGTTAGCTATTGCGCTAGAATATGTCTAGCTGAATCCCAACCTCCACAGCCCGAAAGGGTTGTGGAGCCAGGGGTGCCCCTGGGGGGCGTGTCAAGCACTATTACGCACAAGGTGCGTAATAGTTTGTTCTTTTTTTATTCTTTTTTGTTGCGCTTCTCTGCTTTTTTGGTATCTTCTTTTCATGCAGAAAATCTTGACCACCCAAAACGATAAGATCAAAAAAGCGCTTGCGCTTGGTTACCTGACCTATGGCATACACTTCGCGCATAGCGACCTGTCAGGGTTTGACGTTTGCCCCGATGCTTCCGAGGGTTGCAAGCAATCGTGTCTTGACTTTGCTGGACGCGGACAACAGGGAAACGTCAAAGAGGCAAGAATTGAAAAGACAAAATCATTTTTCGCGAACATCTCCACCTTTATGGAGAATCTGTTTTCCGAGATTCAGAAAGCAATAAACTATTGTGAGAAAAAAGGTTTGATTCCTTGCTTTCGACTCAATCTCACCAGTGACATCAAGTGGGAACGCATTCGCCATAATGGCAAGACAGTTTTTGAGCAATTCCCCAATAGCCAATTCTACGACTACACGAAATCGTTTTCTCGTTTGTCTCACGGAATCCCAAATTATCACTTGACTTTTTCACGCAGTGAAACTGCGCTCAATCATGTTCACTGCGCATTAGCATTGAATGCTGGGCATAATGTTGCAGCCGTGTTCAGCACGAAAAAAGGATTTGACTTGCCCTCAGAATACAAGGGGCGCGAAGTAATTGACGGAGACAAGCACGACCTCCGCTTTCTAGACAAGAAAGGTGTGATCGTTGGCCTGCGTGCAAAGGGGCCAGCAAAGCAAGACGAAACTGGCTTTGTGCTTCACGTTCTATGATCCTGATCATCAGCGTGTTGGTGCTGTGCGCAATGGTCACAGCATCAAAGAGATAGAAAGGATTAAAAACCCCGCGAAAGCGGGGTTTTTCCGTTGACGCCAGGGGCCCCCCTGGCCTGGGCCGTCAAGCACTATTACGTCCAAGCGCAAAAATATTTGCGCTTGGCATGGGTCTTGTATTGAAAAAGATGAACAAAATCAAAAAAAACCGTTGAACTCCGCTTTGGTTGTGGTATTGTTTTCATCGTTAGTTCAAACCATCAACATCATCACACCATGATCATTGCAAAAAACCTCGTCACCCGTGAAGAACTCGCCACCGTCCGCACGCCTGATGCGACCGATTCCTTCACGCCCATCGCACATTCCTTTCTGGTCGATCAGACCTTGGAAGCTCTGGATCGTGCGGGCTACTCCGTCACTGAAGAGAAGCACGCTCTCGCCCGCTTCGGCCAGCGGTACTTCGGCGGGTTCCAGATCGCTGGGCCTGACATCAACAGCAGCGAACGCAAGCTCGTTCTGGGATTGCGCAACTCGCACGACCGCACCTTCGCCGCTTCGATTTGTGTGGGCAACCGCATGATCGTTTGTGAGAACCTCTGTTTCTCATCAGACATCAAGCTCGCCCGTCGTCACACGACGAACATCCTCCGCGACATTCCCCGCGTGCTGAGTGAAGCAATCGGGCGTTTGCTCTCGCACTGGACTGACATGGAAACGCGGATCAACCGCTATCAGCAAACCGAGATCGGATTCAACGATGCGTGCGCCCTCGCGGTGCAACTCGCTGAAAGCAAGGCACTTCCCGCTCGCGACCTGTTCCCCGTCATCCAAGAGTTCAAGGCTCCGCGCCATCCCGAGTTCAACAGCCCTACGTTGTGGAACTTGTACAACGCGGTCACCGAGAACCTCAAGGGTTCTGACCTGACCAAACTCCCTGCGCGGACGATGGTTATGCAGTCCCTGTTCGATACGCGGGCGGGTCACTCCAGCGTGATCGAGGTGGAAGCGGTTGACGTTGAGGAACTTGCGGCGGCTGAGTAAGCCCCACGGGGGCGGCGGGTTACGGCCCGCCGCTTCTCCCCCCATCAATGCAGGTCGCGCCATGCGCGGCCTGCATTTTTTTCGCCCAGGGGCACCCCTGGAGCTAAGTCCTTTATTAACAGTTATTTAGGTAAACTTTGAAAATCTTCACATTCGTGAAGATTTCTGTTGCTCTCCTCTGATTCTGTGATAGATTGAATGCATGACCTACACGATCACCTTCGAAGGCGCAGACGAAACAATCAATATCGAAAATCCCGAATATCTTTATTCAGATGTTCTGGGCCATGTTGGGTATTTTCTGAAGACTGACGATCAATATGATTCGTCTAACATCAAAGATTATACTTTGGTAGATGTCAATGGCGATTTCGTGTGGGCCTTCAAAGAAGGATGGTTTGAAAATGCAGCCTTGACAGCACTCACGGAGTTGGGCTACTCTGTTGACGAAGGTGACTGGATCAATTATCCAGAATCGGGCTTTCCTGAGTCTAACATTATTGTTGGTTCTTTTTAATCTTCACGGGAATGTAGCTTAAAGGTTAAAGCAGGCGACTCATAATCGCTTGAGTGTGGGTTCGAGTCCCACCGTTCCCACTTGACTTTCTAATGCTGATGTGGTGAAATGGCAGACACAACAGACTTAAAATCTGTTGCCCTTTAGGGCGTGCGGGTTCGAGTCCCGCCATCAGTACCAATTACAATCAAATAAAATGAATACATACGTTGCAGAACAATATCCCGAAATGCAGTTGCCCATCATCCACATGGGTGGAAACGATGGTTCAAAGTTGGGGCATCAGTACTTTGAAGCATTGAAAGCGCTTCAGCAGTTTGAAAGCGTGTTTCAAGAAATAGAATTTCATTCTCGTGATTACTACCCTCTGGGTGATGAGGCGTGGCTGAAAGCCAGAGCGCAGCGACAAGTCCAATGGTCAAACATTGGTTCTATTCGGGCTTATCTCGATGCTCATGCTGGGCATTGTTTCGAGTCTGCAAGAAAATAATTTCTGTTGGTTGGTTTGGTGTCATCCATCCTCCCCCGCGAGTGCGGGGGAGGCTCTGGCACAAAGGATAGGTAGCTCAATGGTAGAGCAGCGCCCTTTTAAGGCGTTGGTTGAGGGTTCGAGTCCCTCCCTATCCACCACCCAGGGGTGCCCCTGGTTTTAATTGGTTGTTATTTGTTTTGACTCTCTGTAATTTTTAGCTATTCTGTCTATATGTCTAATCGTATTGGAGTTTGTTGTTTGATTCTTGGTGATGAAGCCACCAAGTTCAAGACTTTGCAGCTTAAACGCACGCAAGCCGAGGCTAAACCTCAAGAAAAGATTTTTGATGTCTATCGCCACAATCTCAGTGAGCTTGTCAAGGCATTAAAGTATTTGACCAAAGAAAAGATTTGGATGTACCGCATTTCATCCGATATGTTCCCGCTCGCTGACCATGAGGAGTTTGAACATTATTGGAACTTCTTTTGTTCTAAGGAATACTTTTGGTTAGAAGCTCGTCAAGCTATCCGTGATTATCTTTCTGCGGGTGGTCGTGTCAGCACACACCCCGATCAATTTTGTGTTATCTCTTCAGACAATGAAGAAGTAAACAAGAAAGGAATTAAGAACCTCGAATATCATGCTAAGATGTTTGATATGCTAGAGATTCCACAAGATTTCTTTTACCCGATTAACATTCACATCTCTAATGGTAAGCTAGGAGAAATCGCGGCTGTTAATGCTATCAAGAATTTTGCTCTATTATCTTATAGTGTTACCTCTCGCTTAGTGTTTGAGACGGAAGATAAATCTTTCTGGACTTATCAGAAGATCGCACAATACTTTTCTAATGTTCCCATTACATTAGACTATCATCACCGCTTGATTAACAACGAGGGTGAGACTGAACAAGAAGCTCACGATTTCTGTGTTTCTACATGGAAAGGTGTAACTCCTTTGTTTCATTACTCTGAGGGTAAAGACCACGCCTTGGATCGTGCGCACAGCGACTATGTCGTATCTCTTCCTAAGTACAGTAATGTAGACATAGAGTTAGAAGCAAAACAAAAGAATCTTGCAGTGTTACAGTTGCGGGTGTGACCCCGCCAGGGGTGCCCCTGGCCTGGCTGTCAAGTGTTATTATTACGCACTTTTCCAGAAACTTTTCAAGTTTCTGGTTGACTTTTATCATGTTCTTCTCTATGGCAATTTGCACAAAGTAGAACGCATTTATCTAACTCCTTCTTAATTGAATCATTAAATGTTTTTAATTTTGCTCTTGATATTTCAAAATCTTTTTCTCCCTTATCTATGTGATGAAATTCTAAAGCAGAAAGAGATTTTGAATAATTACATGATTGACAGCAACCACCTTTATAGGTTACGCATTCTATTTTAAATCTTTTTTGTCTTTCTACTGTTTGCGCGGAAGTGCAATTCTTACAATAAACAGAACCTCCAATTTTACCTCGTCTTTGATAAAAAAAAGAGAGATCAAAAAAAGATTGACATCGAGGACACTTCTTCTCTTTTTGTTCTCGAACTCTGTTTAAAGTTTTTAAATTATGTTTTTTCATCCAGTACATAATGTTTGTTTGGCCGCAGTTCATCTTTTTCGCAATTTCATGCGAAGAAAGCCCTTGACTTATGAGGTGCTCTAGTGTAATTTTATCCATAGTTCAGTAAGTATTACACCTAAATAATATCCAAGTGAACAATGGTTCTATGGTGAAAGGGATATCACAGTTCTCTTCTAAAGAATTATTGCTGGTTCGAATCCAGCTAGAACCACCATCACTTTTTTAATTGCTTAAATATATGAAACCCATCTACGACATCGAAATCAGTGTTTGCCCCGATCTCCTAAGCAAACAAAAACAAACACTCTACAAACTGATGGATGAAAAAATTGAGTGGACAGATGAAATGCGCGAACATATGGACGGGCTGTTGAATTTGATTGACTATATCGAGGATGAGGTTATGTTCAGAGACGAAGACTAATATGAAAACATATAAAATTGCTTATCAATACACCACATACGGAACCATCAACATTCAAGCCGAATCGTTGGAAGCTGCAAAAGAATTTGCTTTGGAAGCCTCTGTGAATAATGAGGGTAATGAACATTACCTAGACGAGTCTTTTGAGATTGACGAAGAAGGTACGGCTCTGTACAATGATGCGCACAACATAGTTTGCTAATATGACCACATTTGCTCAAGTTGCCGAAAAATACAATTCACTCAGTGAAGTCATCAAGCGCAATCATCCACAGCTTGCTGGTTGGGCGTTCCGTTGGAATACCCGATTGACAAATGCAATGGGTCGCTGCGTTGTCAAGCGGGGAATGAAGTACATCGAACTGTCCACAAAGATTGTTTCGTTGAATCTTAGCATCCCAAACTTCCTTGACAAGATTCAAGAAACCATCGTCCACGAATGGGCGCACGCCTTGGAGTATGAAGAGCGCAAGGTTCTCTCTCATTCCCCCGTGTGGAGAAAGTGGATGTTGAAGCTAGGCAAGATTCCCGAAAGATGCTATGATGGCACCCTATGGCTCATGCACCCACGCGGCAAGACTCATGCCATCCGCAACAGCACGACGGGCAGAATCTTCGCCTACTATCCCGCTCGACCCACGCCCGCGCAGATCGAAACGGCAAAGAACTGGCAAGCCAGACTGCTCCGCCCGATCAGCGAAGACCTCGAACTTATCACCCTTGAGACTTGCTATCGACAAGTTTTATGATGCTGTTGATCGCTGTACTAGTGTTTGCTGCGGCGTACTTCAAAAATAATAAATAAAAATTCCCCCTAAGCCTAAGCCCCACAACCCGAGAGGGTTGTGGGGTTTTGTGCTGGAGCCCAGGGGCACCCCTGGAGCTAATCGCTTATTTGCCCTTATTTAGTTAATTTTTCTTTAACTTTTAAAATAAAAAACCCTTGACTCACGGAGTCAAGGGTTCCTACTTTCGTAGATCCTACACATGTAGGACTTTATTGTGGCCAGCCAGTCACATTCTAAAAACCTTTTGCTGTGATCTCATGCAGAACTTCAACTCCTGCTCTGGTGATCTCGCGAGTGCCATCGATCTTCATAAGTCCACGCTGTAAAAGATACAGTTCGGCATCACGCTGGATCGCAGTGCGTGACATACCCGTGACCGCTGCGATAGTCTGGAGTGTAGATGGGCCGCGTTCCGCAAGAATTTCCAAGACTTGAATCTCAGTGTTTGACAAACCGAGAGGTTTGATGCCGAGAATTTGGCGAAGCTCAAGCCACTCCTCCTTGAAGAAGGTGGCAGAGTTGTTAGTCTCGCAGTAAATCTCAATCTCTTTTGCGCGTTTGACTGCGCTACGAGCATTGCCGCGAGTGGTGCTCGCAATATCTTCGAGTACACCATCCTCGAAGTCAACGTCATTGAGGCGACCTTTAATGATCTGACTTAACTCATCCGTTTTGTACGGCTTGAAGTCGAGGATGGTCAGACGATCCTTTAGAGGTGGGAACAGCTTATCCAACTCAGTCGTCGCAAAGATCATGGAAATCTTTGTGAAGTCAAATTGGAAAGTAAATTCGCGCCAATTAAATTCCTTAAAAGGAGTGCGCTCAGTGTTAAGGATGGACAGGAATGCCATCACCAAATCCTTGGGGAGTGCGTGACACTCATCAAAGAAAAGAGTTACTTCGTTACCCTGCACAATCGGAAGGAAGATCTGCTCGAAGAACATTTGATTGTTCTTGATTGTGGAGCTGTTGAGTTCAAGCATGGGACGAGGCTTGCCGTCCACATTGGTCAGCGACTTGCTGAACTGCTTGAGAAACTCAGTCTTACCCAAACCCTTTGCGCCATTGAGTAGGAGAAAGGGTACGACTGACGTTTTCTGATAAGCATTGGAATAAAATTCCAACTGCTTTTTGATTTCGGGTTGTCCAATGAGGTTGTCAAACATAAGCAATGAATATAAGGCAATTAAAAAGGCAAGTCAACAACTATTCCTCGAAAGTTTCGAGTGCGTACTGAACTTTTTCTTCTGGTTGTTCAATGATGTGGTGGGTAGTATCATCACTCTTGATAACCTGCAACGGACGAGCTTCGATAATGCAACCAAGCGTGTCGCGCATCCAGATCTTGGATACAGGAACGCTGGCATCCTCAGAAAGGAAATTAAGCAGATGCTTGATCTGCACATTTTCAAACGAGTTGCTGCCATGCGGGCGACCGCGCCCACGCTTGACAGTTGCGGTTTCAGTGGAGGTGGAGGTAACAATGTTGTTGTTCATAACGGTGATAATTAAACCACATACAAATGAGGTGGTCAACAGCTTTTTAACAAAAAAATATCCCATGCCAGTTGGCATGGGACGTGCTAGGCCAGGGGTGCCCCTGGCCCCAACCTCACCCTTTATTTCGTTCTTTCCCGCTAATTTTTGATTCTTCCTATTATAAGCAGATCTTATCTAATCTAACGAAAACATTTGAAATCGTGCGAAACGCTGCGAAACCCCCCCAAAAGTCCTGGCCGTTATTTGGGCTTTATTTGGTAATTTTTTGGTAATTTTTTGACCCCCCGCCGCAAGACGCTTATTTGGTTCGTGTCAAGTAATTTTTTGGATTTTTTTGAGTTAAGTTTTTATTCGGTGCCATAACGTCTTGCGGCGCAGGCGTTTACAAAGCACAGTTTGTCCCAGTATATACGTTTATTTGGCCCGTGTCAAATAATTTTTTGGAAATTTCGTCGGCATGTTTTTCCCGTTCGGTAGTTTTTTGAGATATTTTGAAGTTTTGTCGGCATGTTTTGCCCGAGCGGGATTGTGGGGCGTTATTGCAAGTGAGTTGCATTAAGGAATTGAACGAAAAGAAAGATAAAGGGGGCAGATGCTTTCCCTCATTTTACCTCTTTCACTTCACCTCTTTCACTTCACCTCTTTCACTTTACCTCTTTCACTTTCCCTCATTTTACCTCTTTCATTTTTGCTGTTTTTCATTTCACATTTTGTATTTTATTATAACATTTCACTTTTTATATAACATTTTACTTCAGTTATTTCACATTTTAATTCTTATTAATACTTTCTTTTCTTTTCTTTACTGTATGTCCTATTATATACTTTATTCATTCTTCTATTGTTTATTATACAAGGCGGGCGAGACGTTGTTACAATTTACTCTGTTGCGTGGCAGTTGCCAACGAAGTTGGCACAATGTAGCCAATCAATAAATCAACCCCTACAATCGTGTCTCAATGCGTCACAAATGCCTTTTACAAGGGGCATCTTATTACAAATTACTATATGACTCGATTTCAAATCCGTATTTAAGCATAGACCACATTAATAATTCTTTATTAATTACTTTGAAATACCATCTGCTGCCATCTCCACTTTGGAGATATTCGATGCCTAAATTTTCCCAATATCTAAATTCTTTTTTGTTATCCATTTCAAATGCAAATATTGCTCTCAATGCCGCATCTCTATTGATCGCCACATTCATAAACAGTATATTTAAAATCAAAACTCATAATTACCCACAAAAACTTTTCTTTATCTATTATCTCAAATATGCCTGGAAGTACCCTTTCTCCTGTGGGGAAAGCTTCTTTATAATTAGATTTATTTTTATCCATTACTCTTTCTAAGCCAAAATGTTTCCAATCTGTACCTTCATTAGGATACAGGGTTGTGTATTTTATCGCCATTTGAGCAATAGTTACGATGTCAATTTTAATAAAGCTCATTCTAGAGAATCCACGATTTATTAAAATCTCTTTTGTATGCTTTGGGATCAATATCAACAACAGTAAATTTCAAATTATATTTTATAACCGCGAACAAAAAATTATGCTTATTTACTACCTTGAATAGATAGTTGTCATGCAAATCTAATGTATCAATTATAGTATCTAAATCTACAATATGATGCTCGATTCCTAGTATTTCTTCTATTTGGTCAAGCATTTGATTGGTATAATTTTCTATACCTACATCAACATTTTCTTTTAGAATTTCTTCCTCAATCTGCCAAATCAAAAATTTATCTATGATAATGTATTCCATCGAAGTCAGTGCAGTGTTTTAGAAGTATAAACAAAAATTTATTTTTATCTACTACCTCAAAATGTAACAGAGTGGATTTTTTAAAAGTCCTTTTGATATATTTTAAACCAATAAATTCCCATTTGTAATTATAAGCTGAGAAAGCAGCTATATCTTTATTAATCCATCCTAAACTTATCATCAATTTACTCAAGCTAGACCATTCCATGTAAATGAAATCATTGCCAGTCTTCTGGATCTTCATGTACTGGTCTAAAACAATATATTCACTCATGATGAAAGCAAGTCATATTTAATTACGGCATGGGTAAACTTTTGCTTATCCACTACCTTAAATACCCAGCCGTAATTTAATTGATTATAAATCTTACGCTCTAAACCTATATTTGTCCATCTAAACTGCGCAATTGGATCACCCGTTTTATCGAAGTGACCCATTTTCATCATCATCAACTTGAGCCTTTGCCAGTTGAATTGGACTTCGTCTTTTTCCAGTTTATCTGTTCCCAATTTGATATGTATTTATTAATATTTTTAATTGGTCGCGGTTTTGATCCTTTTCCGTTCATACTTTTACTTGAGAGTATGTGATTTGCTTTTCTAAAATGATATAATCTCTATGATTTAAATTATTAGATTTAGAAAGAATTTTATGATGCTCAATCATTTCGAAAGCGCTTTTGAGACTGCCGCATTCATTCACACACCAAAACTCATCATCTTCGAGATAACCAATAAGATAATGTGTGTGCTTTTTGTTTGTAAAATCTTGTAAGTTCATATTAATAAATCTCTTTGCTTGCTCCATCTTCCATTTCTTCAAATATCTCTATTGTGCAATTTTTTGGTGTAGCACGCTTTGAAACATATTGTTTTGCAGCCTCTTCCGTGAAGAAGAGGGCGCGAAATTGATAATCAGCGAAAGGCGTATCCGCAAAAACAACGTAAACTCTTTTCTTTTCCATAATTATTTACTTAATTTTACTTCTCTCTAATGCTACGCAAAAACAATCAAAATCACAATATGTCCATGTGCCATTTAAAATATAAATATAAGCTTCATACCATCGAACCGCAAGCCATTCTTCGTCAGAAGAATGACCTGCTTTTGGACCTTTGTAGTCTTCTGGATATTCTTTCATATGTGTTTATCAAACCATCTACCAAAAGCAATCAAAGCGAGAATAGACAAAGCATTAAGTATTCCAAAAATTATCTCATCTTGTATTTTAATCATGATGTTCCCAATGAGAAGAAGCGTAGAGTATAGCTAATGCAAGAATAATCATGAAGATTTTCATATTATTTGATATGATCTTTAAGATCTCTTATTTCTTTCTCTAGCTCCATGATTATCTCACGAACCCCCAACTTATGCAAGACATATTCTTGAACATCTGCTGGAGGATTTGATAATTCGTCCCTTAGTTGCGAGTTTGTTCTTTCGAGTCTTTTTAATTCTTTTTTAAGTCTTGCATTCTCTTCTTCTAATAGAAAATTATCTAAAGTAGATCCATCATGCGGATTGATGTCAACCTGAACAACGTGAGGATTCTGTTCAATAACCAAAGAAATCAAACGAACAACATCTTCAATAGAAAAAGAAGTGACCCAATCGCATTCTTCTGCAACTTCGGTTACTTTGTTGAGGTATAGTCTGTGGAGTTCTTCTCTATTGATTTTCATTTTTTGTTTCTTTTGCTATTGGCCTTTAACCAATTATACTGGGCTAATGCTTCTTCTTTGGTAGCGTGACGTTTTGGTGCGCAAGCATTAAATAATTTTACAATCTCATCGTCAAGCCCAAGATACCAATCTTTTAAAGGTCGCATCTTACGCTTTCTTGCTGTAAATAAAATAGTGGCCCAAGCATTTGCATTATCATTAATTTCTAACAGATCTTTAGATGCTTGTTCAAGCATGTCAACATCTTCTTGTGAAGTGATGACTTCATCATCTGCCGCACGATAAAATACATCGCCGCAAGTAATACTAAACACTAGATCCTCGTTCCATGCAACATCATAAATGAAATTATGTTTAGCTGCAAGTTTAAGTAGGTTAATTTTATACTGTTCCATTTTTTAATATTTTATATTGTTCAATAGCGTCTTCCGCTTTTTTGATATCTTTGTCGTATCTATCGTATCCTTTGCCCCATGTAGATAAGTTTGCCACAAATTCATGAGCATAGTCAACTAAATTGTCGGCACAAGATTCCCAGTCCTGCGCTTGCTGCTCAATAATAGAAGCAATAATATTCACCATCTCTGGAACCTCAAGATAACTTCGGTATCCAGCTTCATCATTAACTTCTTTAATCTTTTGAAGAGTTTCTTCTTCAAGGAGTTTTCTGTTAAATTTCATTTTCAAAAATGTTTCCTACTACTTCAATGTTTAAATGACCTGAATCATAAAGTTCTCTTTCACGATCTTCTCCAAGATGACTACTATCTAACCAAAAGCAACCCAAATTGTAAACAATTTTTGCAGTAATCTCTTGATAGAATGTATCTTTTACGATGTCTCCCTCGTAAATCTCTTGTCCTCCTTTATCGTAAAATCCAGTGAATTGTTGCCATACCATATCTTGGTATAAATTTGCTGTAGCAGGCAATTGACTAAACTTTAAACACTCGTACACATTTTCTGGATCATAAAAGAATTTCTTTGCTTCTTTTGACCACATCCTAAACTTGATTGTTCTCATATTAATCTTTCTTAGGCATAGAAGTTATCTGAAGATAACCATTACTGCTTTCTAACATTTTACAAATATCTTCAACCTTTTCTTCAACCTCGTATGAACGATGGCATTCCATTAAAACATTAGAACCTTTTTCTTTTCCGTACTCTGAAGCTGGTCCCAATAGACATATGATTGGAGTGAAACCACAGATCTTGTCTTTGTTGAGATAAAGAGAACCACCTTTTTCAGGTCCATTAGCTATTGTTAATTTAAGTAGATTCATATTAAGAAGCAGAAATATAATCACCAACGTACCATACCATTGCAGTGAGTTTATTGTTGTCTAACTCTCTGCCTACATATGGATCTAGAATGCCTCCAGCATCATCTGCCAATGCATCTTCAATTTTATCAATGAAGATCTCAGCAATGAAATCCAATGCTTTCTTCTGTTCGTCTGTTAGTTCGTAGTTTGAGTGTCCCATATTATTCGCAGGAGTATATTTGTTCTTGTAATTTTAATTGTGGTATTCTTGGAGTGACAAAACTCGGATCAATAAAGAGAACTTTGTTAGTAGGTTGAATTGTTAGTCTACCATTGTCAAGCTTTATGAAGATAAATTCTTTGTCTTGATCTGGCGAGTCGGACCAACCATCGTGCAAATGCGTAACTGAGAAAAGGTATTCTCCATGCAAGATGGTTTCGCTATTTATTTTTGCAGTTACTTCCATGCCTCGCATGATAGGATTCTGCAATATTGAAAAATTATAACTATAACAATCCCACAACTGAGCATCACTGATGTGCCATTCGATGAGGGATGCATTGCAGAAAGCTATCGCATGAGGAGGTATATTGCGGTACAACGCGCCTCCATCGCGGAGAATGACATTGATGCCCCATGCCCGTCCAGGAATGGATGTTAGCCCTACCCACATAGCCTCAACAAGACCCTCTGGCTTTTCGTGAGTGTACTTACTATCGACCCAGATATACCTATGTGTCGGCAGCGCGCCAATTTTTGTATAATTCATAAAAATACATCTGGAACTGTTGTTAGATTCCAAAACTTTGCTGCAATAATTTTTTCTTGCTGTTCTTCTTCGTACTCTCCATTGCCAACTCTATGAGCATAAGAAAATTCTGCAGCGTTATCAATTAATGTCCATAATAATTTAGCATTACCCACTTCGGCATATAGAGCAAGATTATCAATAAATTTTTCATACATTTCAATTTTTTGTTTTTGAGTCGGCTTTTTCATCTTGTCATTTTTTTTCTCAGGGTTGTTTTGGCTCTATGTATCACGCATTTTATCTTGGACACAGTAAATCCAGTTTTCTTGGAAATCTCTTCGCAGCGAAGTTGTTGATCGTATTTTAAATTTAAAACTTTTCTTTGATCAATTGGAAGTTTGGCTATATTATCTCTTAATTTTTTATACAAACAATCTTTTTCTTCGTTTTGTTCTAAAGCTTCTTGTGGATTAGGGGATTGATCAATAGCAAGCGTAAAATCAATCGAATCTAAAGAATCTAAAGATGAAAATTTTTTATTATCTCTTACGTAATTTGAGCATTTGTTTTTTACAACTCTTATTAGCCAAAATCTTTTATAGTTTTCATCCATTTCTGGATTTTCTTCTAGCTTTTTAAGATATTTTAAATAAATGCTTTGAGCCATGTCTAATGAAACATGATGGCATTCCAACATATTATAAGATATATTATAAATAAAATTATAAACATCAACTACAGGTTCTTGAGATATTTTATTCATAATTTATTGTTTGAAATCTACTGCGTTATCCCAATCTTCCCAACCTCTTGGTGCAAACCAACAAATTATTCCATACTTTGTGTTATGGAAAAATAAATAATCGTAATCATTGTCTTCTTTGTCGGAAGCTATGGTGATATCAAACGGAGGCTGTTTCAATGAATGATCTTTAAGATCTTCAAAATCAAAAGATGCAGTTCTAAGATTATAAAGAGGCTTCTTTCTTGTCGGTAGGTAAACTAATCCACCAGAACTACTGTAAGCCAGTTCAACATATTTAAATTTATAACCTTCTCCTTCGTCACAATTCTTTGTGGACCAATCAACCACAACAGAAATAAATCCATTTTTATGGATTTTAATTTCGGGCTTTAAAAACTTAATCTTAAAAATTTTCTCAATATATTTATAATTATTGAGTATAATCTTCATGTTAAAGCGACCAAGTTTCTTCTCCGTTTTCATTCTTACCAACCAACTCAGCTTCAATTCCTAAATAATTTAAAACAGCTAACCATCCGCTGTCTTGGCATGGGCTGCTGTGAATATGATTACCATCAACAAACCATAGATGTCCGTACTCTACGCAGCATCCTTCTCCACACTCTTGATAATAATCTTGAACAACAATTTTATGCTTCATAATCAAAAAAATTAAGGGAATAAACTATATTACCTGTTTCTTCTAACGTAATACTGCACCAACTAGAAAGAACTTTTATTGTTCTTATTGTATAAATTTTACCAACTTCTAAGTTTTCGCGAGCGTTATTAACAATATCATTAAACCAGAAAGTGCCAATACCATTATACTTTATTTTAGCACCAACCTGTGGCCATTTTTTCATATTAAATTCTTTCTAATTTGACCTTAGTGATCCCACATTTAAGAATGCCCAACTTTTTTGCGGCAAGATAATTTAAATCAATAATTCTTGATTTTGCATAAGGTCCGCGATCTTCAATTACCACAACAACAGATTTCTTTGTTCTGATTGATGTGACTTTTACTTTACTACCGATAGGTAGGTGCCTATGAGCAGCTGCAAAAAGTTTATTATTGAGAGGCTTGCCAGTAGAACTGATTCTGTTTTCTCTTCCATACCATGATGCTACACCTTCGTTAGCTGAACAGTTTACGCAGAACAATAAAAACAATGCAATATATTTCATATTAATAGCTAGATTGGATGTCGATGTACTCCTTGATCAGATCTTCAACCTCAGAAAAGATATGTTCTTTTTTGACTGGGTAGCAGCATTTCATTACTCGCGAATGAAGCATGTATACGTCTTCACTTTCGCAGGATTCAATTGTGATATCAAGGTTGAACTTTTCCATGTTATTAGGCTTGATATTCGTCATAGCTTGGAAGGTAACCGAAACTCTTGATTGCATCAAGAGCTTCGTCCGCGCAAAAAACCTGATCAACAGCAAATTTATAAACTAAATATCTATCGGCAATGTCTACACCCAACTGCTTTTCGCTGGCAAGGAAAGCAGTAAGATCGCTGGAGGTAGCGAAAATTTTAACGAACTGTTGCGTGTTGCAATCTTTAACAAGGATGCTTGGACTCATAGGTGCAATATACGGCAAACATTTACCAAAGTCAACTCACTTTACTGAATTTTCTTCCAAATATTCAATCTTATAAATTGAATTTAAAGTCTCTAAAATACCTCCATTGATCTCAATAATCTTTGAAGTTACCATAATGCCAGAAACTCTTTCGCCATTTCTAACGGTTCTATCAATAGCTACAGATTGACCCACCTCAATTGGCTTGATCAAATAACCTTCTACCCAATAATCAATCGGTATGGAAGTATTTTTATTTATAGTTCCATGTTTATAAGTGTTCCAATGCGGAGTTGGATACTCGGGATTTTCAGAGGCTTTAATTTTAGTTAATTTAACGTATTGTTTCATATTAAATATATTCTACTTCCATGCTTTCCATTTCAACTTCTGGTAACTCATCTAAACATTGATCACATAAAATTTGCACATCATCAGAATTTAATGCATGAACCATGTATTCGATAGCGGATACAGTTTCGCCTTGCCAATTCATTTGATTTGGCCATTCGCAAGTCAGTGGTTGCTGGCAGCAAGTGCAGAGGGTTTTGATAGATGTTAAGCTCATGGTGAGGCCACTATAGGTGAAAATTTTGACAAATCAAGAGGTTTGTTGAAAAATTAATACCAACTATAAAAATAGAAAGTTTTATCTGGATTTTTTTTGAGAAAAAAAATTGCCTCATCTGCAAATGCTAGATCATTATACCGATGGTCGTAATCATCTCCATATTCATCATGCCAGTCCATATCATTTTTTAATGATTCTAAATCTTGAATTGTTACTCTAACATTATCACAATTGAATTGATTAACTGATAAATCTCCGCCCTTTCTTACAAAAAGTCTTCGCATCCAATTATGTAAAGGATGATGTTTTCTCCAATATCTAAATTCATTCATTCTACTGTCTTGTGCGACAGTAAAATCGTCAATTGCGTCTTTTATATCAACATATTTTAAAAATGAATCTAATCCCATATTAAATATCGTATTTCAATTTTGCCATTAAATATTTACCCTTATCTCTAACTTCAAAAGTATAAATTTCTCCCAATGTTTTTACAAAAACCAAACCAAATTTATAATCTATTTCTTCAAAAGAAATATCTAATTCTTGGCCAAGTTTAAAACAAAGGTCGTCGTAAGTTTTACAATAAATATTAATTTGATCAAATTCCATGTTTAAGTTTTGCCCAAATCCATTTTTCTTTGTTTTCAATCTTCCATCTTGGAAGCCTGTCATGCATGTGACTTAAACCGATTAAATCTTTAAATTCATTCCAAGTCATATAAAGAAAAAAATCTTGTTCTCTATATTCTCTCCAAAAACGATGAACATTTTCAATTTCGTCCAAACTTAAATCATGGTCAACAGTTACTCCAAATGAAGTAGATTTATATTCCATATTTTAATTTAGCCCAGAGAAATTTATTTTGATCTACAACCTCAAAAAGAAATATAGAGTCATAAGGGCGATCTAGCTCGTCCGAATAAAAAGTTTCTATAAATTTTAGACCCAATTCTTTTTGAGTAATTTTTTGAATTTTTTTCTCAGCAAGATGCCAGTCGTCACTATGATTGTATACATTTTTTATATTTGTCCAAAATGTGGAAGATTTAATTTTATATTCCATATTTTAGTCTAGCCCACAAACACTTTTTCTGATCAATTATATTGAAATAAAATACATGGTGATAATCTTCATCTCCGTAAAAGTCTCCATCTTCTTCTTCTCTACAAATTCGAAGACCCATTCTGTAATCTACTAAATGACTAAATAAAACAGAATTATCGCTTTCAAACCAATCGCCAAAATCTTCGTAGGATTCTTTTGTCTTTTTGCTTAGGCAAGAATAAACTATATCCCAATATTTTTCTCTTTCTATTTTTAGAAGAGGAAATTGTTTTTTAGATTCCATATTTCAATTTAGCCCAGAGATATTTTTTTTTATCAATTACTTCAAAAACTCTGTGGCCAGAGTCGGATTCGAAAGATATTTCTTTTAAACCAAGCCACATTACATCTAATTCTTGGTAACTTAGATCATACCACGAAGATTCTTCGTGCTCTTCGAAAAGTTGAGTGAATGCGTTCCAATATAATATATCTTGGATCTTTACGCTATTTTCTGGAAGCGTAGTTTTTTTTGACTCCACAGTATGTGCATTTTTCATTGCCTTCATCTCCTAGAAATGCTCCGTAACCGCAAGTGTTGCAGTGAGCATAAGGAGCCACGTCATCGCCGCTTACCTGAATTTGATTATTGCTTATAGCTGCTGCGCATTGCGCCGAAGGGTAAACAATTTCTTTTATTTTAAACTCTTCTTTTGCTGGTTTAATTTCTTCGGTCTGTTCAAACTTCATGCCGAGCAACACGAGAGGAGTTAAAACAAGGAGGATTTTTTTCATAGTGCCAAAAAATAACACGCACAAGAACTTATGTCAAGTGCGTGTTTTTGATTTTTGTTAAGTTTTAGTTATTTAGGAGCGGGAATTGAAAAATAAGCATTATAATTTTTTGTTGGTACAAAAGATTGACAATGATCGCACTTTAAAAATTCTGCATCTAATCTGGGTTTTAAAACATTATCGGAAAGTTCAAAAATTGCCGTTTTATTTGTTTTCTTTAAAATTCCGTTGTTGCAAACTTCACATTTTAATGGAGATTCTGCATTCATATAGATTGTTACTGACGTTATTAATACTGCGACAAGTAGAAATATTTTTTTCACTGTAATGGTAGTTCTGATTGATTTTTATTTTCTAGAGATAGAAAATCCTCAAGCAATTTAACTAAAGCTTGATTGAATGTCAAGTCTTTTTCATGAGCGTAAATAATAAATTCTATGAGAAGATCTTTGGGGAATTCGTTTAAATCCAATTCAAATGGCACTGTATTTTGTTTCATATTAACTTTCTTTCCTTTCTTCTGCTGAATAATGATCGAATCTTTCGTGATCTATTGGAGATAATAGTAGGACTGCTGAATTTATTTTATTTTCTTTTGTGAGTTGAAATGCATGAGACATCCATGTTTGTTCAAATGGGCGTGCCCACTTTGTATCTAAAAAAATTTTTTTATTTCCATCTTTTGAAATAAAATGTGGCCAATTGCAATAATAAACATCTCCATCTGCATAAGCTAAATTTTTATAAACTTTAATATTTTTAAATGTTAAGTGCGGGGCGTCTGGATCTAATCCTAAATGTGGCAACTGCTTCTTCTCAAAAAATTTGTCTCTAATATCTTGAGGTACGTTATACCAAGCCCATTGGATGTTATTGGTTCCATAAAATTCAGAAAAACTAAGTTTTAGAAAATCATACTTCTCTTTCGTCATTATTTCAAGACATTTTTCAAAAAGATTTTCTGTATATCTTAAAAAGCCACTTTTGCAAACTGAATTATTTGGAGGCATTAAATTCATATCATCCTCCAAAAAGATATAAAAATCAGAATCTGAGGATTCAAAATGTTCAGCTGCAAATTGTCTGCCGCCACATATTCCAATATTATCTTTTTTAATATGTTGAAAATTATATTTTTTACATAGTTCCAAATATTTTTCTGTAGTGCTTAAATCTTTACTGTTATCTATTAAGTAATTATCTGTTTTTGTTACAAAATTTTTATGTTTCAAGTAGCTTTCAATCAATGTTTCAAATTGATCTGGAGAATTATAAGTTAAAACATATAAAGAAACTTTTTTTTCTTTTTCAAAAATTAAATCTTTTTCTACTTCATCATTTTTTAATGCTTCAAAGAATTTTCCAACCAATCCATTTTCATCCAAAATATATCTGGAGCAATCTCTCGGGTGTTTATGAGAAAGTATAGTTAATATACTTTCTTCTGTGCCCATAAATTCTTCTGAAAGAGATGATCTTAAAATTTCATAGTAAGTTGAATTATGTTTTTTAATAAAATCTTTATGACCTCCAAACAAACCTCCTCTACAAACATAATCAACGTATTTTTTATTGCAAAATTTATTCATTCCCTCTCTACTAAATCCATGAATTTCATCATTTCCAACATATGGAAATGATAAGAAAAATAAAGATTTTAAATATTTTGTTATTTTATTTAAAACTTTATCATGAGTGAAATATCCTTCGTGAACCGTATTGGTCAAACCTCCATCAATCCATAAAAAGTAATCGGTATTGAAATAATTAAAGCATGTTGCGTCATGCAGCATAAAAAATTTAGACATAACCATTGGATTATATAATTCCAATGTTGCTTGCGTGCTATTTTTTAGCCACTCTGCAGAATTAACCCAACTTTCATCATTTCTAATTTTTTGAATTTGATCGTAAAAATCAAAATTATTTCGAAAATAATCAACTTCTTTTAGGACTACTTTTGTATTATGAGGGCTTCTGTTTTCCCATACTATATGTTCATATTTTTTTTCAATATGAATTAACATATTCACATCTGTTTTTAGCAACTTTTTAAAATTATCAATATAATGAGAAAATGGCCTTTTAAATCCTTCTCCAGCCTGATCTCTTTTTAAATCCCAAATTCCAGTAACTACTGTTAAATTTGTTTCATTAACAACATTTTCTTTATTTAAAATTTTTTCTATTGATTTGTAAATTTCGTCGCAAACATTTTTATTTATGGATTCTTTAGTTAAAATTTTTTCAACACTATTATATATTTCATTTTGAATATATTTTTTATTTTCGGAAAATTGATTTAACGATTCCATAAAAAGATTTAATTACTTTTTTGTCTACAAACCCAAGCTACATTTAAAAATTCTTCTTGCAAGAAAGGCGTTAAATTAAATTTTTTACACGACTCTTCTATGTCAGCATCCAAAATTTCATGCCAATTCCAAATTTTATTCTGCATTTTCTCCATAGAAAATTCTAGTGATGGCGCGTAATCGTGAGCCATAATTATATCGCCCTCTTTCAAAAATTCTGATAATAGATTAAATTCATTCTTTTTGCTTCCTCCATCGCATAAAACAATAGTAACGCCAGGCTTTCTAATAAAATTAATTAACTTTTCTTTTTCTTCTTCAACTAATTTCGTATAATTTGAACCAAAAAGATTTTCTGTTACCATCTCTATTTTTGAAGAGTTTTTATGAGAAAGTATGCAATTATTTGAATGCAAATCATGGGTGCGAATAATTGTATCTTTTAAATTTAGATTATCTAATAAGTCTCTTAGAAAAATAGTTAATCCTCCATATGCAGTTCCAATTTCTAAAATCTGACTGGGTTTTTTTTGTGAAAAAAGTTCTAAAAAAGGAACTGAAATTTTGGGATTTTGCATTATTCCAATTCCATTGTAGCTAAATAGTCCTCTTTTTATGTCTTCATAGTATTCGTCTGTATTTTTATCTTCGTTCATATCGTTATTTTTTTCCTGAAAATTTAATAAATTTAATGTATGATCAATTGAAGAATTTAAAGATAAATATTTTTCATAATAATCTCTCGCATTTTTAGAAATGAAATTTAAAAATTCTTCATCATCTTTTACTTGTAGAAATCTATCTTGAATAATTTTTGCATGTTCTGGACCGCCCAGCCTATCAAGATTTAAATCATTTGGCCTTTCAACTGCTATATAATGATAATTTGGTATTAATTTAGGATTTAATTCATTTAAATAATTAAATCTAATAAATGGAATTCCAATTGCCATGTATTCTATATCTCTGTAGCAAATTTCGGCTCTTCCTCCAACAGACAAACCTATCTTATATTTAATTAAATCTTCAAAATAAGCTTCTTGTCCACCAATGCACCTTACTCCTTCTAGATATTCTGGATTAATATGAGATAATATACTTCTATCTTCCAAGGAAGTGCCTCGAAAATACATTTTATTAATAAAATTTACAATAGATAATCTTTTATTATAGATGGTTTCAAGGTCATACACTTGAGATTGAAAGTATATCCAAGGTTCATATTTATCAATATTTTTACCCACATGATGTTCCAATTCTTTTTTATTAAATTGTGACACCAGCACCTTTTTTAAAAAAGGATTGGACCTCTCATTTAAAATAGTTGAAGTCAAAGAATCTGATACGGATAAAACATAAAAATCTCCAGTTTCTTCAAATTCAATTATATATTCGCATTCAAGAATTTTTAAGCCCTCTTCTCGATTTAGACCTTTTTTAAGAAAAATGGTAGATGCGCCCACATTTGCAAATTGAAAATTTCGATTTTCTATTACATTATAATTTTCTTTTAAGCGGTCTGTCAAAGCATCCCAAAATAAATTATAATTTCTATAATATCTTGTGTGCTCGTTGCAAGGATTATGAATTATAATAGTTTTCATTTTATATCTAAAAGTTCTTCTATAATTTTATAAAAAGATTTATGATTCTTCATAATTTCGGGATTATCCGTAAAACCAGCAATTGCAGAATCTTCATGCCACCAAAGAGTAAAATTTTTTGTATTAAATAAATTTCTATTTTGATTGACAATTACCGTTAAAACTTGCTCCTCCAAACATAAATATTGAGCATCATTAATTATTTCTCTAACATAATAATCAAATGCCTCTACTAATTTTTTAATTAGTAATTTTTTTCCACCAAAAATTCCACCGATAACATGTTTAGAATCAATTTCTTTTATAAAAAATTTTTCTGGGGCGCGGCGCTCGATGATTTCTCCATTTATAGCAAATATTTTATCTTCAGTAAAGTTAATTATTGAATCTAATAAATTATTATTAAATAAATGGCATTCAAAATAATCTCTTAAATCATACCCTAGAGATTCATTTTTTTTCTGCTGCATTGATAAATGTTTAATTGGAAACAATCCAGCGTGAGACAATCCAGCGTCAATCCAATAGATATAATCGTAATCATCTTGCAATGAAAGCGAAAGCCAATAAAATTTTAAATATTGCAATTCTGAGCATCTCATTGAAGTTTTGACATCTTCAAAATCTTTATATTTTTCTATTAAATCTTGATGTGGACCACTGCTCAGATCAAAAGTTTTAAATTTTAATCTTTCTGGTAAAATTAAATTATCTTTGTAAAAAAAATTTTCAAGATCTTCTATTTCTTCTTCGCATGTATAGCACAAGAAATCTGCTTTTGTCATTTTTAATAAAGATAGTAGGCTATATCTATAATGCCAATATCTTGATTGTCTTCCTCCAAATTTAGTTCCGTATAAATTTGAATATATTGCTGTTACAAATTGTATATTCATTAATTATTAAAAATCTAAAAATATTACGATAAATTAAAGAACGCCTTGAATCATATCACACCATCCTTTTGATAGACTATGAGGCCAAACAATCCATTTTTTAGGAGGTTTTTCTGTATGAAATTCTCTCCAAAGTTTGCAATATTTATCTGGATCGTTTTTCATCATTGTTATTTCATCTGGTACGGCATCTTTTCTATATAAATCTTTATCGTCTTCATCTTTAAAAATAACAGCCCAAAAATCGTAATCTTTTTCTGGAACTTGATGATATCCTATATCAATGCAATGCTTAAAAATACTTAAAAAAGATTTTTCATATTCTTCTTTATTTTCTATAACTGGATTTGGCGCAATATGATTGTCTTTTGTATATTTTTGAACGGCTCTTTTTGAAAAAGAAATTCCAGCATATCTTTCATAATCTTCTAAAGATCTTTTTGTGCCAAATCCATATTTTCCAAAATCAATTGATTTTGGATTTTCGCCATCCATTCCAAAAAGTATTCTATTTTTTTTGTGGCATTTTGCATTCAAATCTCCCCAGTCTTTAACATCATCCCAATGTTTAGTTCTGCCTTTTCTGGTATATTCATGCCAAGCTATAACTTTATGGGGATGAAATAAGTCGTATCCGTGAGTATATGCCCTAACAGCTATGCTTATTTCTTCGCCATGAAAATAATATTCTGGGTCATGTTGAACCTCTCTTGCAAATCTGCCAACCGTAAAACAAAAATGTGCCGAATAAAATCTGGCTGGGATTGGTTCTGTTAATTGTTGCCAGTTTTCTATTGTTGATGGCAAAAAGAAAACTGCACCTTGAGGAATGAATCTATCAAAATCCATTTTCCAAGGCGCTTGAACTCTTTTTTCTGGATCATTATCTGGATCAAAGCTAGGAATATAACTTGTTAAAAGGGGTTTTTTATGGCCCTTTTTTCTTAAATTTTCTAACATGCTAATTAATTCTTCATCCCAGTTTTTTATAAATCTATGATGAGAATCTAATTGCAATGTATATTTTTCGCTCTTATAAAGCTGTTGAATTTTATTTCTTGCCCAACAAGCTCCACGACTTTCCATGTGAGGAACGTCTATAATTCTAAATCTTTCATCATTGGCAAATTCTTCTAGCGATTCTGTTTCATCTCTTTGCCAACAAATTGCAAAAACTAAATTTTCTGGATGCTTTGCATTTTTAATACAGTCTCTTATTGTAGGAAGCAACTGAGGATCTCTATAAGAAGCTATTTGTATAAATATTTTTGAATTCTTCATTTTTGATATAATAAATTTATTCTTCTATTTGATTTATTTTTTCTTTTTTAATTTCATTTAAATTGGCTCTTATGCCAAAACAATCTAAAATACCATCGGCATGATGTATAAAACAATGCTTAGAAAAGGCGTCATTTCTGACAATGGAACTCATTTTCATTTTAGCATATATTGCAGATGTACCCAAGTATACCCCATCATGATATGTAAAATAGTCTTTATTATTGTTTGAAATTTTATCCCAAAATAATAAAAAAGAAGAAAGCTTTTCATTATTTTTAAAAATAACTCTAGTTTCGGCTGGATTAGGAGCCAAATCCATGTCTTCAGTATAAAGTCCACACAATTCAGTATCTATGATTTCTTGAAAGTGTTTGTATTGTCTTCTGAGACCTCCTAATTGCGGGTCAGAATGCGAAACAAAAAAAACATCAAAATCTTCCTTTATTTTATTTTGAAAACTATAGTCATCCCAACCGTCTATAAAACAATCACAATCATTATAATATATTATATCATAACCATAATTAATGCATAGCTTCAAAGGATATCTCTTTAAATGCATGTTAAATCTTTTTCCAGAAACGATAGGTTCGTTAAAAAAATCAAAATAGTTTATAATTTTAACTCTGGCGTGGTTTACATCATTAAAATCTTCTTTTTTATTTGTTAATAATAAAATATCAAAATCTGTATATTTTAAATTACTAGATATTAAATTTTTAGCACACTGAACATATCTATTTGATTCTTCAGATAATTCAAAGCAAGTTGATGTTATACATGTTTTCGGCCTCTTTAACATATTAAAGAATGTATCTAACTTGTTTAGGCGCTAAAAAAAATAATCATATCAACAATTATTTTTGATATGATAAATTTATTCTTCTGTTATTTCTTCTTTTTTTATTTTTAAACTAAAAAAACCAAATACAAAAAGAATTGCCACGAATGGAATGATAATTAAAAATAAAGTGGCAATTAGTAATCTCCAGCAAAACGCTTCAAATAAATTTAAAAAATTATTTAGTGCTCTTATCATAATCTTCTAAGATTAGTTTTAAAATATTTTCAGCCATGCCTTGTAAAGAGTCATACTGCCAATAAAAAAATCTATCTTTATCTGGCAAAGTCTGCATAAGTTTAAATATTTCTTTTTGCTTTTTTGTGTATGGCATAGTTGCGGGTCGAGCGGTGCTTACGTCACTTAAATATTTACAAATTTTATTTGACATCATCATGGTGGCAAATTGAATTGCAGCAAAATTAGGATCTACAGCTTTCTTAATAGATGTACAACCGTTTTCTACTTGAACTAGCCAACAGCCATTCGAAAGGCCGCTATAAGCCTCGCTGTCGTGTACTGGCTCGTAACGCCTACCAATCTTTCTATAAAGAGTGCTCATTTATTTAATATGAATTGTTTCTCCAAAGGGCGCAATAGCTTTGCAGCCGCCATACCCAATAAATAATGTATCGCAATAATCTGGGTCGCCCCATCCACCGCCAGGATATAAGTCGGTAAACATAATAAACAGTTTAGGCTCAATGCCATTGTTTTTCATGTATTTCCAATTGCATTCAAAATCGGTTCCACCTCCGCCTTTTGGCTTATATGAAAGAATATCGTCGTCTGCATCTGAAGAGTATTCTTTCTCATGATAAACCTGAGTATCAAAACTCCACAACTTAATATTCCAAGATTTAAAATCAGAAATTATTCCATAAAGTTCGGACATAAATTCCGAAGCAATATCATCTCCAATTGAACCTGACATATCCATACCAATACAAATATCTATTTGATCTTCAACGGTCATGCTTGGAAAAATAATTCCATTCATATTGCCACTTCTTCTATTTGGGCGCATAAAAGTAAAATCTGTTTTGATTTTAGATTTAATGCGGTCCCTCAAGATTTCCTGCCAAGGAAGTTGTGGATTTGTAATACTTTCTATCAACCTATCAAAACCAGCGGGGATAGAACCCGCTTCCATTGCTTGCGTAGCTTTTACAATATCTTCCTTAATCTTATTGACAAGATCTTGAATCTGCTGTTCAGATTTTGGAGAGCCGTCTTCGTTTTTATCCATTTGTAAATGCTTGTCGGCAAGCATTTTAGATAATTGATCCAAATTTAATTTTGGAGCTTCTTTATAAAGTTTATCGTAAATTTGTTCGGCACACATGCCGTCATACTTTTGATCATCAAGAATATTATCAAAAGGTTTTCCGATTCTATTTATTCTTAATAAACCATTGATGGCATAGTCAGTTGCGATATTCCAAAGAGTTTGATTGCGGTCGCCCATGCGCATGAAGTGCTGCCAACAAACGTGACTGACTTCATGTGCAAATAACCAAACCAATTCTGAAATAGTGCGATTCTTAATTCCTTCTGGATTATAAAAGAAATTAACTCCATCAGTTGCAGCGCTCATTGGAGTATCTTTATCAAACATCCAATCGACGGTTTTAATATTCAAGCCAGATGCTAAACTGCCGAAAAATGGCAGACTCATTAACATCTTAACTTTTGCTGCAACCAACCTTTCTTCTAAAGAGAGGTCTTCTGGTTTATTAAATAAGCTCATATTAATCTTGGACGAAAATAAATTTTTCTACTTTTTCAACAAACTCTTTATAGGTCGAAAGAGATTCTGGATTGATAGGAAGTTGATAGTTCCTAATTGAAGTTCTCACTCCCATAATAATGACCTCCTGAGGAAAATTATCAAGCATGAATTTATAGAAATTGTCTACACTTTTTATCCAATCCTTTTGGCCAATCTGAGATTTGAGTTCAACGCAACAATTAATAACAATTGAATAAAGCAAAGAAATATCTTTGTTATATTTAAACTTCTTGAGCTTTCCAGAAAGGATCTCTTCGACTTTTGGAAGTTTCGCAGAAGTTTTCTTAAACGTAGAAAAAGAAATTGCCAGTCCTTCTCCGATAGTTCCCGCAAGCAGCGCAGTCAGAAGGCTTTCGGAATTTTTGGAGCGCTTACCTTTAGAGATAAACTTGTTTGCAAAAGTCCAACTGCGCGGAGTTGCAAAAGCTTTAGAAGAAGATTTTGGATTGAAATCATACAAATCTTTCTTAGACCAAGTTAGATAAGAAATGATAGAGCTATCAATATCATTCTTAATTGCCCAGTTGAGCCAGCAATTAAAATTTGGCTTTAATTCAAGATGAGTAAACCTATTAGCCAATGGCGCAGGCATTTTGTATGAAATGCCTCTGTCATTTTCCCTGTTGCCAGCAGCAACCATATCAACTGCTGGGGGAAGTTCATACTCACCGATTTTGCGATTTAAAATTAATTGATATGCACCCGCCTGCACAGTTGGAACTGCACTTGGAAACTCATCAAGAAAGATAATTGAATTGTCACTGATTAGCTTGGGAAGTTCGGATGGAGGTGCCCAACGCATTTGCTTGGATTCTCCATCAAAATATGGGATACCTCGAATGTCGGTAGGCTCCCAAAGCGCAAGCCGAATATCAATTACTTTACGATTCGTTTCCTTTCCAATTTCATGAATGATGTCAGATTTGCCGATCCCTGGCGGGCCCCAGATCATTACGGGTTGACGAACTTCAAAGCAGTCATAAATGGCTTCTTTGATTTCGGTTGGAGAAAGAGTCAGATTATTAAGAGGAGTAGTTTCAGTTTTCATTTGTTTTAAGGTATATGATTGGTTATCGCTTGTCAAATTGATTTCAATAAATTTTTTCTAATATTTTTTAATGCAGTACATAAATGAAAGCCTACATTTCCTGAAGTTGTTTTCATTTTTTTAGCAATCTGTTCGTAACTTAGATCTGACTTGTACCTTAGTTGAATCATTTTTCTTTGTTGAGGAGTCAAACTTTTAATTATATTTTGAACTTTTTTATAAAGTTCTTTTCTATCTAAAGATTCAAAAGGATTGTAATCTTCGCAAATAGCCTCGTTTTCCTCAAAACGATCTACAAATAATTTTTGCTTGGCTTTAACTTTGAGACTTGTATTTCTGCAAACAACAAACATCCATGATTGGATGTGATCTTTAATTTTGTCAAAGTCTTGATTTAATAATTTTCTAAAAACTTCTTGAACGCAATCTTCAACATTTTCTTGGTTGTAAAGAAATTTATTAGCATAAGCTCTTAATTTTGGAGTCCATTCTTTATAAAGAGCGTTAAATTCTTCGGTAGATATTTGCGTTTGCATGATGGCAACTCTATAGAGAAGTTAATAAATGTCAAGATCCAATTTTTGCAGAAACTTGCTTTACCAGAGTAAAGCCTTTTCTTAATTCATCGTAAGCGATTGCATATGTAACATTAGAGTCTCGAAATACTACTGCACCTGCAAATATTGCGTCCTTAGTTAAGACAAACCCAAAGCCTGTATTATTTTTATTTACAATTTCTCCAAAAACTTTAAAGACTTGGCCATTTAAAAGTTCTGTAGATTTAACTAAACCGTTTAATTCAGTTCCATCAGTTAGATAAATTTTAATTGCATTTCCAGGTATTAATTTTAAAACATTATTTGCAATAAAAACTCCATTCTTATCAGTTAAGAATGTTTCTTGATCTAGTTTCAGAGAAAAAGGATTTTCTGTTTTATTGATTGCAAAACAGTCACAACTCAACAAAGCAAAAGTAATTAAATATTTAATCATGCGATTCTATGTATTTCTTTTTGAACTAAAATTTGTCTTTCTTTTTCTTTCTTTATTTTTGCGCTTTCGCACATCTTTCCGCAGCTAAAACCGATTGCAAAAATTCCAAACGAAATAAAAGTAAATATAATAGCTGGAATATACATAGGAATGTTTCTTTGAAATTTGTATGTCATACTTCTTGTTCTTTTAATTCAGCCCTAAAAGAAATAATAGAATAATATTTTTTAGCCTCTTTCCAACAAACATTATCTTCTACTTCAACTAATAAATTTCCATTTAAATCATAGCTACCTAAAACTAGTCCTAGATCCCCTGCAAATTTTAACCATTTTTCATTCATGAGAATTTCATTCTTTAAATCAAAAAATTCAGTTGATGCATTCAACCATTTATTAAATGCACTATAATATGATGTTTTGTCAACGGCTTCTATTTTATTTTTTTTCATACTTGAAATTAATGATTTTAGGCAGACCAGATTCTTCGTTTATATTTTCTTTATGGTTTGTTCTGAGTTCTTCGTCAATCAAAGCCCATTGAATGGATTCGGAAGAATAGTATACTGTTAAAAAATCTATATCAACAGTAGATCTGCTTATTTTTGTTTGAAAATTTAAAAGATATTTTTCAAAAATCCTAAATACAGAATCGTGATTCAAAGTATTTTTGATTTTTATTTGAACGGTTCTATCAATTAAAGGTCTTTTTTGAGTAGTGCTGGAGGATGTCATCATAATTCCTTTAAAATTCCTATACTCTCCAGCTAAATAAAATAATGCTTTAAATAAGCCTTTTCTTTTGGGTATTTTGCCAGTTCTAAGATATTTAAAAATTAAAGCTCCTTTAAGTTTTTGTTCTGGCGTTAATTCATGCTCCATATTTCAAAAGAAAAAAAGTACAAAGTTTTTTATCTATAACTGACAATTTATAAATTAAATTTTGATCATTTGTGTTTGCAAATCCAACGTAATGAATGCCGTAATAATTATTTAATATTTCATTAATAAAATTTTTTTTGAAAGAATTCATTAAATGAAATCTTTGATACGCTAACTCATTAACTAAGTTGGCTGAAGCTTGATGCTTTGGAAGATTTTCAATGATAAATTCGTGAAATTTATCTGCAGCGATCTCTATAAAGGTCGAATTCATCTTCTCGTATAGTATTTAGAAAAATAGCAATGTCAATTCAAATTTTACATGTTTGTGAAATTTATCCAAAAAAGAAAAACAAAAGAAAACCAATAAAACCTATTAAAAAATAGGTTATCGGATTTTTCCATATTGATTCTTTCTCATACTCATCCACAACCGAAGGTTCTGGCTTGGGAGGTTCTGGCTTGGGAGGTTCTGGATTTGGTGTAGGAATCGGTTCTGGATTTGGTGTAGGAATCGGTTCTGGATTTGGCTTGGAAGGTTCGGGAATGGGTGTTGATTTAAGAGGTTCTGGCGCAAGGTCTTCTGTGTCTTCTGCGCACTCTTCCGTTAATCTAATTGTCCAAAAATCAAAAGAATCATTCGTCATTATGTATTCAAGAGGTATGTAGCAAAATCCGTAATCGCCCCAATCAAGACCCCAAGAATTTTGTACGATTAAAAACTCTTTTTCTTTTCCATCTTGTTCTATTTTTTTCCAACCAACAGCCATCATACAATGAGCGCCGATAATTTTTTCTTTTTCTATGTCGGGTGTGGAAACAATTCCAGTCAAGACAGTTTGGAAAGAATGAAAAGAAGTATATAAATTTAATCCAAAAATAAAAGGATAACCATCATTTAAGCAGCCTAAAAATTCACTTTTGTAACCATCATTTATCCTAAGATATTCGAGGCTTTGATGTTTTTCGGCATTTATCCATACTTCTTCTGGTGGATTTTGTTTAAATTTTTTTACATCATATGGCCAAATTCTTTCCATTGTAACTCCATCTCTCGCTGTAGATTTTATAGCTTCTCTAATCGTTGCTCCACTATCTTCTTCTATAGTATTTTCAGCTTTTCTTGTTGCATAATAAGTAAATAATGGAGATGGAAGCCAGTTTTTAAATTTATTTTTTCTTCTTAAAAAATCTACTAATTGAGTTGCACCAAATGCCGTGCAAGATCCTAAGCCACCTTGCGCTCTAACAGGTGGGCAAAACTCCCTTAAATCAATGGGCTGTAGCTCTGTCCAATGAATCGTTTTAACAAACTTGCGATCTCTTGCGTCTGGTTTATCTTTAAGACACCCTAGATTCATTTTGACTGAGTTCATAATACGATTTACACAAAAAACCCTCTAATTTTCATTAGAGGGTTTTTCAACTTCTTTCCAAATTCCTAAATTATATTTATCATTTATTTCTACAGATTTCGCCATTAAATATTGATAACAATTATAATCATCAAATTTGCAGGCTAAATCTCCTAAATAATAATATATAAGACATATTATTTTCCAAAAAATCATTTATTGAAAAATTGTCTTATATGAAAATATGGATCTTTGTTAGCTTCCATATTTCTAAGTGCAATAGCAGTTGCCTTTTTAACGCCATAACCTTTAACATATGAGTCGCAATCAGAGCAAACTGCAACTCCTTTAGCCAACTCTTTATGATCTGCAGTGGCAATTTCAATAATTGTTTCTCCGCCTTTCCCAGACAAAAAGAATTCTTCACCTTGAGTTATGGCTTCTGGATGTGAAGTTAAGTTTTTCTTTTTTGTTTTAGAACTTTGAAATGGAGCAAAAAATTGAGTTTTCTTGCCCGTTCTTGGGTCAAAACGATGAAACTTTCTAACATGCGTTACCCTGACTTTATAACCTTGTTGCCGTAGCTCGTGTACTGTTGGAATTTTTTTCATTTTTGTGGTTTATCTCTGAGAATCCATTCTGGATCTCTCTCTTTATTCTCATTTGAGATGACCTCAAAGTCAATCAAAAACAACTCTCCAAAGTCATTTTCTGTAATATTTTTCCAACGAATATCGTTGTGAAATAAATTAAAATTTTTTAATTGATCTGCAATGGATCTAATTTGTTTTTTGAATCTACATCTCTCCAAAGGAGGATATTTTAAATTTAAAGAAACTCCACAATATTTAGTCCAAATAGTTTTTTCTTTATCGTCAAATTTAATTAAATCAGTTACAAAATCAAAAAATAACCCGTATCCAATATAAAAATCTCTTTCTCTTTCGTATTTATTTTTTGTTTGGAACTGTTTTTTTACGAGGTGCTGCTGGCTTTTTTCGTCCCACAGCTTTTCCACTAATATTGTTGATACGCCTTTTTTGAATTTCATTTTTTTCAGAAAAGAATTTTAAAATAACTGCCATTATTATTGTAAGTCCAACTGATGAGCTTACAATACATATTCTCTTAAAAGATTTCAAGGATTTTTGGCATTTATCATTTTCAGTTTTTGCGGTTTCTAAATGACAGTTTAACAATGAATTTATTGTACTTAAAATATCATCAGTATATTTATAAAGTTCGCCACTCTCAAGAGTTTCTGTTGCAAAAATAAATGCATTTCCGTCTTCAATATTTTTTATAATTTTATCCCAAAACGGATTAGTTCTTTTTGTTTGTATTTCAAGTATTTTTATTAATTCTTTTTGATGGCAAGGGGTGTTTTCAATATAAAATTTTAATTTTTCCTGCGCAATTGGAAATCTTTCCTTCATTTCTTTTAATATCTCTTTTTCATCTTTTATTTTATGTGCAATTTTTACTATTCCATCTACAGTTACGCATGAGTAAGTATCAAAAACATAAGATAAATAATCATTAGATAATGAAAAATGCTGCTCCACTTTATCAAAAGCGTCGTTCGCGCTATCATTAATAATTTTTCCAAAAAATGCCATTCCTAAAATTAGGAAACCAAGTAAAATTACAAATATTTTATTTCTATTTACTTCTTGCCCTGCGTCTTCTGTTATTTGTTGAACTTTCTTCTTTTGCTCCATATAATTTTCCTTTTTTTAATTGAACTAAAAATGAATGTGGATCCTGTGCAAAGCCACGGGCTAATTTTACTGTTCCGCTCATCAACTCTGGAGCGTCTAAACCAGCTAATGTATAAATAATAGCTTTATACATAAAATGAATTTTAATTTCTTCAAGAATAAACCAAGTTATGCAACTGCAAAACATTGCAGCTAATAAATTTTTTATACAATAAATAAGTGTTACTTTGCCAGAAAAAAGAGCTAACCTAGCCATCATTCCAGCCATTCCAACTATCAAAACTAACCAACCTCCATCAATAAAAGAATGAAGTATTCGTATTAATTCTGACGTATATTGGACTTGATCCATATAACTTATTACACGCCATAGTTATACAAAAAATTCAGATAAAAAACTTTCCCATTTTTCATGATTATCTGCTATGTAATCTAAATTATTTTTTTTAAAAATTAATTTAGAACAGTCTCTATAAAAACTTGGTTTGGGCGCACCTTTATACTTCCATCTTTTTTCCATAGCTTTTGAATAAAAAGCTAAAGAAACTAATGTTTTTTCGGCCAAAAGCAATCCATTATCATCTAAAATATACGGCAAAGGGTTTTCGTCATTTATTCTTTTGGCTACAATAATTGCAACTTGCTGACATTCTTCTTTTGAAGAGGCGAATGATGCAGTCATACAAATTAAACTTAATATATCTAAAGGTTTTGCTGTTAAAAAAACTTCTTGACTTTCAATTATTTTTTCTCCTATAGTTTTAAAAAGCGCATCTCTAGATGATTTATCTTCAGAATAAATAGATCTAATCAAATCTATAGATTTTTTATCATACAGCTGTTCTATTAAACTCATTATATAACTTTACAGCAAAAAACCCGATTCTTGCGAATCGGGTTTTATATTATTCTTATTTCTAATTATTTTTTATCACCTTTATCTTTAGCTTTGCCAATATTTAAAGCCAAAAAATCAACTACTTTGTATAGTTTGCCGATAATTGAATCGTCTTTTGGTGTTGGAGTTAGCGCAGCTAATGCTGAAGCACCAGTTACTATAGACGTGAGTGCCCCAACTATCTGATCTGCGTGTGCAGATAACCATGTTAATGCTTGTATCATACTAATCTTTACACATAAGAGCTTTCCACGAAACTGGAAAATGCTTCTCTGTAAGATTGTAGATTTGATCTGCGATATCTCTCGTTTCTTTTTGTGTATCTTTTTTAATACGAAGTCTACATACTCTTGCAAAAGCAAATAATGTTCCTGACCAATACCATTCAGTGTACATGTTTTGAGGCAGAATCATTCTTGCTTGCTCTGCGCAAGTTCCCATTGCGAGTAATGCATTGTACATATTTGCGCATGCTTTTATAACGCTTTGGGGATTATTTTCTTCGCCAAAAGTCATGTCAACAAACTCATCTTCATAACTTCCTTGTTTTTTGTCTGGATTCTTTTTTCTCCACTTTTCTGGAAAGTAAAATTCTGGCTCACTATCTACATAGCGACGAGAAACTTCATTCCATACGAGTCCAACTTGATGCTTCGCTAATTGACGGGCAACAAAGATTGGAGCTTTAATTCTAAACTGGAGAGAACAGTGACCAAATGGAGTCCAATGATTTTCGCGAGCTAGAAAATTAATTAATTTAACATCTTTTTCTTTTAAAGTAAAAGAGGGAACATTGTAAACAGTTCTAGTTTCAAAATCATATTCTTCTTTGAAATCTGTATCCCATTCAGATTGTTTGCTAAAACTGACTCTAGCCGCATTAGCGACCGTTAAATCAGTCCCCATTTTGGTAATAAAATCTACTTTCATCAGTGCATTGTAATTTGACGCTCTAGTTTGCGAAATCTAGCATCACTATGCCAAACTTCGTCCGTTTCTGGAGTATAGAGTCCGTCACTTGTTTGAATCTGCTGCTTTGCTTTCAGTCGGAGAATAAGTGGCTGATAGATGTTTGCAGTACTTTTGTTCGGCAATGAGTTGCAAGAAGATTGCGTCAGCAATATCGTTAGAATCATTAGTGCCTTCAGCCCTAAGTTTCTCAATTTCTTTGCTGAGTTGTGATTGTCGGTTTCTGGATTTTTCGAGGATGTCATAATAAAATGATTTGTTTTTAAGTTCTAAATAAGCAGATAAAGCCTTAACTAGGCTTGTGATAAGCGTCATTAACATAATTAATCTCCTTTAATTATTCGATAACTATCTGAGTCAAAATGTTCGGTTGAGAATTCAAACAACTCAGTATCTTCTAACGCAATAATCTGATGAATTAATCCAACTGGAATATGAAAACTTTCACCATTAAATAAAGTAACGTCTAAATTTGAAATGCTATTAATATTTTCATTTCGACCATGTATAATTTTTACTTTTCCAGTATGCACATACATCACCTCATCTTTTAATTTGTGGTAATGCCAAGAAGTTTTTTTACCCTTATTAATTCTTAATAATTTGCCGCAATACTTTGGGGTGTTTGTGATCCACTCTTCACTGCCCCAGCCTTTTTCTACGAAATGATGACTCATATTAATCTATAAATTTTTTTGTTTTGACTCTTTCTAATTTTCCATCTTCATGGATAATCAATAACTCATTTAAGAAACAATCAACATTAATACTGCAACTTTTTTTTCTTTTTCTGATTTGAATTTTAGAACTTGGAGTATGGCCTACAACTTCAGTAATTCCTTCGTGAGTCTCAATGTTGTGCCAATCATTCCAGAGTAATCCTCCTAATGGAAAATTTCCACCTCTATAATAATCTGCGGCATACAAACATCCAATTTCAGAATAAATTCTTGCTTTTAAAGCTTTTTCAGCCTGAGCTATTCTGCTTTCGATGATTTCGGTTGTCGTTCCATATACAGGATGCCCAAACCAATAAGTGCTAATCCCAGCGTGAGAAAACCAGTAATTTTGTTCATGATGAAAGTATTTCAATTTACACCAATCATTCTCTGAAACTATACTATTTATTACGTCATATTTCCAAGGCTCATACCCAGAACAATAAATTCCATTTTTATCACGAATTCTATATTGAATATCGTGATTGCCCATTAAAGCAACTGTATTTGGGCGATGAACAAATTCTTTAAAAAGTTTTGCCGTTTCTTTGGTTTGCCACTCTTCTTCATTAAAATTATCAAACCAATCACCAGTCTGAATAATTGGTCCATCCCATTTGTTTAAAATGCGCTGAACTTTATCAAAACGCAAATGAATGTCACCAATAACTAGGGTCGTTTTCATCTAAATATTTTTTCTTAGCTTTACTTCTTAAATTACTATTTAAATCATCGAGTAATTTTGAGAACGGATAAAAAATTCTATTAATTTTCCATCTAGCATTTGTGATTACTTCAGCAACTTGCCATTCAAAAGAAGCTCTAATTTTTTCCCACTTTTCGTGGTAAGGTTTATTTCTTTCTGCTTCTTCTTTTAAATTGTTTTTTTCAATTTCTTTTAATTTAATTGGCTCAACAAGTTTACCGTCATTAACATGAGCGATAAAAGTAACAAAAAAACGATCTTCTTCAGTGGTATATAAATCGTAAAATTCTATATAAACAGGACTTTTATATGGAATAAATTCTGGATCGCCTACAGGCTCAGAAGTTGGCCATTTTAAATCTGGATTTTCTTCTTTAGTTGTGCATTTATATTTTTGCTTTTTCCAAACAAAACTGCCATCAGCTTGAATATAAAATGTAGTTAAAGAATTATCAAGATCTTTCGTTTGAAAGTCGTAATAACCTTCGCTTTGCTCCAAAAGTAGACCGTGCTCTTTTACTAAATCATCTAGCAGTGATTTAGCTACAAGTATAGAATCAAACATTCCCATAACTTAATTCATTTCGGACATGAAATCTTCTCTAATCTCTTCTTCTTGCTCATCCGTTCCCGCCTCTTCGTCCCACGCAATTTCATCTATCGTCCAATCATCCCAATCATTCCAATTTGCAGTAATTGTGAATGATTTTCCATCTTCTGTTTGACCCATAAAATCAACAGTTTTACTTGTCATTCTTGCTTCTTTATAATTTATTTTCATATTTTAAAAATGAAATCCATTCCAGCACTGTCCATCCCATATTACCGTAGCAACGCAACCTTGTCCAGCAAAAATTATGTCCGTAGCACCTTGTTTAAAACACATGTGGGAATTATTTGTTGATAAATTTATTGCTTTATAAGTTAAACCAATATCGTTTAAAATTAGTTCTCCAGTAGTTGGAAGTTGCAATATTAAAGAGTGGCCATTTGATCCTCCAGTTCCTATCCAATTTGTCGCACAAGTTGTATGTAATTGCACTGTTTCATCAATAACTCCAGTTTTGCACACTGATTGATAAAAGGCGTTGCATATTTTCAATCCACTTACCGCGACAACTGGTATATTAGGATCAATATACATTGATCCTGTCGTAATTATGCAATTGAATGTGTTTTTGTTTAAAAAATTTCCAGTCTGATTTTTATGTAAATAATTATTTAAATCTCCAGTAGTAGCAAAGCATTTAGACTCTTCAGAGTCTTCAAATTGAATTAATCCAGTGCCTTTTTTATAGTAAATTTCATTTTTAGTGTGATCTATAATCATAACAATTATAATTACACACTTAAATAGAAGTTAAATAGTTTACTTTACCAGTGCAACTCTTAATTCTTTTAAGGAGATTTTTTGTATTTTTTTTCTTATTTAAGAAATGCTCTTTTAGTTTGGGAAGATAGTCTACATGATTCTCTCTTGCAGCCCTATCACTTTCAAAATATAAATGATCGAGAGCTTCGAAAATTAGTTGAACGTCTTCTTTAGTTAAAACTACATTAGCCTTCATTAATTGTTTTTTTAATATAATCCAATGTTTTCTGTTTTTCTTCGTTTGCTTTCATGCGGTAATGAACTAGATACTGCACCATAATATCTGAACTATTTTTCACCATTTGAACAACTTTTTTTATTTGATCTATGTTTGAAAAAATTAAATCAGTAGTAATTGGATAGCCCGATTTCTCAATCGTGCCGATGCATTCTTCAGAAAAAATTGGTACTACATTATAATTTAATGCTTCATAAAATCTATTTGCTAAATGATTGTAATGAGTATGCGTTGTTTCATCTTCAATATAAAGAGAGCAATGATAATCTTTTAAGCCGTCTTTAGCCCAATCTATTCGTGGAATAAAATTAGCGTTTACCCCCCTTGCTTTAAACTTTTCCACATTTTTAGGATGGGAAGAAACAGTAAGATCGTCAGTAAAATATTTACTAAAGTATTTGCATCTATCACTTCTAAATGAGCCATAATAAATAATATCTTTTGTTTTGTCTTGTATTGTACACTTATTCTCATGTTGATAAACAAGAGAATTCAAATTAGTTATTAACCAATCATTAGTATATTTTGTTACTACTTTGCTCGCTGCCGCTGGATGATTTGCAATTACTGTATATTTTCTATTTGCTCTTTTTGCAGCCATCCAAAGAATTCGCGGCTCACCTAAATTATATTCATTTGTAATATAAAAAAGTTTGGCATTTGGGCTTGCCTCTAACCATGCATAATCAACAAAAGAATAAGCAGATGCATGATTAAAGATAATAGTGTCATAATCGGATTTAATTTCGTCATTAACTCCTTCGTAAGAACAAATCAAATCGGCATTTAACTTAGCTGCAATTTGATGCGCATTAATGAGATGTAGATTCTTATTATTTAAATTTCCTTTATGGGAATCTATAATTAAAGTTTTCATTGTGTAATATTTTATATATGCCTATTCCATCTCCAAAGAAAAATCAAGATGAAAGTTCATTTATGCAAGATTGCATGGGTGATCCAACCATGAATAAAGAATATAAAGATCAAAAACAAAGAGCAGCAATTTGCTATCGCCAATTTAGCGAAAGAAAAAAGAAAAAAGCAAATGCATCTGAAGAAGTTAAATGGTCGGATGTTTCAAACGATGGTGCAATTGGACTCCTTTAATAAGAAAACGCTTGCTTTTCTGTTTCTCTAACGACGTTTAAATTTTGATCAGTTATTTGATACCAATCCCAAAATTTTTCATCTTCATTATCGTAAAAATATTCCACCAACTCTTCTATAGAGTCTGCTGATTTTTGGTAATCGCGGACTCCACCTCTCGCATAATATTCCATTCCAGCGAATAATAAGTATTTCATTTTTTTTTAAGAAGTAAATAGCCTTGAATTAAAAGTCCTGCTCCAACAATTATTTGAACAATAAATTGTAAAATTTGTAATTTTACTGTGAATTGCATTGATATAGGTCAATCTTAAATAACTCAGCCATCTTTTGCAACTCTTTTTTATCGCATTTATCGTAGTATTCTTTAAAATAAATTTGCTTCACGCCATAACTTGCTAGATTTTTTAAACAATCATAACAAGGAGAAATAGTAGTTGCAACTATAGGGCACTCATTTGGTTTAATATATCTTAATAAATTAGTTTCAGCGTGAACAACGTATTGTCTACGTTTATCACGATTGCTCCAATCTATTTCAATTTTTGGAGGCGCTCCATTATAAGAAACGCCAGCGATAGATCCATCTTCGCGAACTCCTATTGCTCCAACCTTACACCAAGGATCTTCGCTTCTTTCTGAAGCTAATTCAGCCAATAAAAGCCACCAAGTAATTTTATCTATTCTGGCCATTCTTCAAATGTTCGAAATTCTTTAATCTCTTCGCTTGCTTTAAATTTTACCTTTCGAAAAGAAAATAGACGATTATTTTCGCACCAACTACAGTTGCCATGATTACGACAACTGCGATCAAATCTTTTTGACGTTCTTCCTCTGTATTGCTGCCTCTTTTCCTTGCCATGTAAGATTGCTTTTTCTAAAGACATAACAAATATATTTACACATGGAGCCAACAGTCAGGATTGAACTGACGACCGATGGTTTACAAAACCATTGCTCTACCACTGAGCTATGTTGGCAAAAAGTGGCTCCTCCCCTTGGATTTGAACCAAGATATTACGTCTTAACAGGACGTTCCATTTCCGTTATGGTAGAGAGGAATTGACTATATGTTAAAGCTAAACTTGATCTATTCAACGAAAACTATGCTACTAGTTCTTTTATAACATTGCCAAAATTATCTGTCAACCTAAATTCGCGACCGTTATAATTGTATGTCAACTTAGTGTGATCAAAACCCATAAGATGAAGAATAGTGGCATGAAGATCATGTATATGAACAATATCTTTAATTGATTTGCCGCCAGTTTCATCAGTTTCACCATAGCGTTGACCCCCTTTAACATTGCCACCAGCCATCCATACGGAAAATGCTTTGCCGTTATGATCGCGTCCAGGTGCTCCTGCGCCGCCACCAGCAGTAACTGTCCTGCCAAATTCTCCACCCCAAATCACAAGAACAGAATCAAGTAGACCTCTTTGTTTTAAATCAGTTAATAATCCTGCAAAAGCTTGGTCGTATCGCATTGCGGTGTTAGTCATTGCCGTTTTGATGTCGGAATGATGATCGTAACCTCCAACTTGGACCTGCACAAATCTAACTCCTCTTTCAACTAGACGGCGCGCAACAATCATCTTGTTACCCTCTTCATTGCGACCATATAAATCTTTAATATTATCTGATTCTTTAGAGAGATCAAAGGCATCAGTAGCTTCAGTCTGCATTTTAAATGCAGTTTCAAAAGATTCAATTCTAGCTTCAAGTTGGATATCTTTTTGAAGCTTATCCATGTGCTCTTTATTTATAATATTTGCAAAATCTATTTGTCTTCTTTGTCTGCCTAAAGTTGAAAATTGACTTTTCAAATTTGCTAAAATTTCATCTGGCTTCATACCAGTGCGAAATTGCACGTTACAACCTTGAAACATGCCTGGAAGAAATGAACACTGCCTCCACTCGGGCGCTCCATTTAAAGTGATAAATGCAGGCATATTTTGATTAGTTGTGCCTAATCCGTATGTGAGCCAGCTTCCCAAGCTTGGTTTAGGAAGTTGAGTTGAGCCAGTATTAAACATTTTAGCTGCAATGTTATGATCTGGAACATCAGTTTGCATGGAATTAATAATTGCCATGCTATCAGCATGTTGCCCAAGCTTAGACCACACTTCAGATATGGGTAAGCCAGATTTACCAAATCGCGGAAATTCAAATGGTGAGGCTAATAAATTTCCATATTCACCTTTCTGACCATCTCTCTTTTGAAGCTCTGGTTTATAATCAAAAGTATCTACATGAGATGGCGCTCCAGAAGCAAACAATTGAATAACTGCTTTTGCTTTGACTGGAAAATGAGGTGGCTTTGCAGCAAGCGGAGACAAAGTTTCAGCATTTAATGGATTTATTCCAAAAATAGAAGCTAATGACAAACCTCCAATACCCCAACCAAAATTAGTTAAAAACTCTCTTTTTGTAGAAAAGGAGTTTGGATGATTTCTGCAGTCTTTCATAAGAATATTTTACACTTAAAAAGTGGGCAGTGGTGGACTCGAACCACCGATGACCGAAGTCGGGAAATTTACAGTCTCCTGCAATAGCCGCTATGCGAACTGCCCAAAATTTCTAGTCTCTCCCAGTGTCACACCACTTTGGTAGGTGTCACCTCGATACTCGTCTCTCCGATCTGTCACACCACTAACTCAACTAGCTTTCGCCAAATCAAGCCTAGCGGCATGGAGCCACTAGCAGGTGTCGCACCCCAATTGGGGGATTATATAAATCGTCTCTCCGATTAGTCACACAACTCAGCGTTCGAGTAAACCCGAACCAAGCACTCCGCATTCACAGAATGGCATGTGTCGCTTCTCAGCAGGATTTCTATGTTGCTACATTCCAATTACAACAAGACCTATATACCATTGGGTTCGTGGTTACTGAGAAAAGTGGTTGCGGGAGAGAGAATCGAACTCTCGAATAGGTAGCTTATGAGACTACCGCCTTCCCACTTGGCTATCCCGCGATTAAATTTCTAATAATTTTCTGTAACCGTTTTCGTACACTTCTAAGATTTTATAATCTTGTTTGTATTTAACGGCATCTTTAGCGAGCTTCAAACCATCCAATCTTCCATTAGTATTCTTTTTTAAGAGAGCACTATAGGATGTAACATAGTCATTGTTGCCATCAACAATTTCGTATGCTGTTACTTCGCTCTGAATGGTAGAAGTAATTAAATCTTTAAAATTAAGCTCTTGTTGAGACATTTCGAGACTTTTCCAAAAGGATATCGTGAATTAAATGGCGGCTCTTGTAATCTACAATAAAACCATTTTCATTTACAGGAAGTTCACTGCAAGCCTTATCAAGGTCAAACCTTAGTAATTCAGACATGCATTTAACTTTCCTCAAAATGCCAATTTCTTTATACTTTAAGATTGCCCAAAGGCAATCCACTTGGGCTGAATTTGCATTTTGAATTGCTTGAGAGATTGTAGGAATTTCTGAGTTTTGCATAGTGTTGTATGGATAATAACTAATATTTAGTCAAAGTCAAGGAATTTTTGTCCCATTTGCTGAAAATTCTTTTCCTAAATCCCAATTATTTTTTTCCATAGCTGCAATAAAATCTATAACTCTATAATTTGTTTTTCTTAAAATTGGATTTGAATGATTATTTAACCAATTTAATCTTACATGGCAATATTTTTCAATCCAAGCTTTTTCATCGCCTCCATTTACTGGAGTTGTTTCTGGAAATCTATTTCTTAAAAATTTTAAAATAGAACCAGAGTGAATAAAAGAATCATAAATTACTAACATGCTTAGATTTAATTTAAAATTATTTTTATCAAACCATTTTTTAGCTGGTTCCCAATAATGAGTGTCAAAAAAAGAATCTTGCGACTCTTTCATAATTGGATCTTTTGAGGCTTGTTTTAGTAGTGAAATAAAATTTTTATCATTAACAAGAGAAGTCCTTCCGATAGTATCGACATACTTAATAAATTCATTGGCAAATTGGCCACTAAAGCTAATATAAAGTTTAATAAGCTGGGATAAATTTCCCCATTCGGTTGTTTGGCTTTTTCCATATGTAATTTGTTTAATTCCGTTTGGGCCATCTTCATATAGTGATATACATCCATAATCACCGTTTGGACTTCCACTTTCAAAAACATTTACAATTTTTTGAATTTTATTTTTAATTTCTGGTGTCATAATCGTTGTCTGGCCTCCATTTCGCGTAGACCATATACATCATCTACACCAGCATATGACATTGTTGACCTTAATCCTTGTTCAATTTTTTCATTTAATTTAAGCATTGTTAATTTATTGCATTCTATCAGAGACTCTTTTCCTTCAGTATATTTATCATACCCTTTATTTTTTGCGGAAGCGGAGCCATAAAAATATTTATGAGTTTTATAAAAATTAAATTCTGCTGGACTATCTTCGCAAGCTGCAAACATGCCTCCTATCATTACTAATGATGCGCCAGCATTTAGCGCTTTTGCTACATCTCCAATTTCTCTAATTTGTCCATCAGCAATAATTGGAATATCGTCTTCATATAAATCATTATAAATTTCATTTACTATTGAATACATTGGTGTTCCAACTCCAGTTGAGTTATACGTGGTACAAGCGGCTCCCATTGAGAGTCCTACTTTTACCATATCTGCACCCCATTCTTTTGCGTCTTTTACGCCATCAAATGAACCAAAATTTCCAACAATTAATTTTGGCTTACATCCATTTTTCCAAGTTATGGAATGAAAATGATTGCAAATATTTTTAACTAAAACATGATGTCCATGAGCTACATCAATAGTGATAAAATCAACTTTTAAAAAAGATCCAGCCAAATCTTCTAAAAAATTAAAATCAATAGCTTTAACTCCAATACTTATGCTTAAAGGAAATTTACCCTGAGACGTAGCTAACCAAGGTGTTATTTGCGTATAATAATCATAGAATCTATGAAGAATGTAAAAATATCCTGATTTTCCTAAAATTTCTGCCGATTTAAAATCAATGCAGCAAGCCATGTTTGATGGTATTACTGGTGATTTAAAATTAAAATTAAATAAATTAATAGAAGTATTAATATCATCTCTAGATTTTACTTCTGAATAATTTGGTAGTAAAATTACATCTTTATAAGAGAGCATTTGTTTCATAAGATTGAATTAAAATAGATAATTTACCAACATTGTAACCGACTACTCCGTAACCTTCTACCACAAAACCATGATCCGTAAAGTGAATTGAGGAATTTTTATCTAGAAAAAATTCTTTAATAACATTATCTTGAGTAATAAAAACTATTGAACCTTCACCGTTTCTTGCAATTTTTACATTTTTTAAAGTTCTATCAATAAGCCCTTTATGATAATTGTTGACTCCTATAATTTTAATTGTCGCGATCATTTTTGCCAGATTGAAACTTTAATATTTTTTAAAATATCTTCCATTTTAATTAAAGATAATTCGTCTTTTCTATCTTTTCTTGAATATTTTTTATATAAACAATCTTTTGATTTATCAACTGTAACATTCGATACTAATCTGTCACACAACGAAACTAAATTTTTTCTTGGAACTATAACGAAATCATGCTCTCTTTCAAAAACAATGTAATCAGAAGCTCCATAAAGCCATCCTTGATTTCCAGCCACATTTTTAAATTCAATCCAAACTAAATCGTCAGAAAAATTTTCAGATGATCTAGAAATTTTTTTTCTAGCTTTTACGTCGAAAAGAAAACTTTCATTTTTTGCATTGGTTAAAATAAAATCTACATGAGAGAGTTGCTGTTTTGTAGTGGCTTTTTGCACTTTTAAATTTTTTTTTAACGCAATTTTTTCAAAAAAATCTTCAGCTTTTTCTCCAGACAGTTGATTCTGTCCATTAAAATCAAATGAATTTCGATATGTCATATACACAGTGTAAAACTTTATTAACGAAAGTCAAGATATTTTATTATTACATATGACATTACAAGAAAAAATTTATTTAGAAAATTTGAGAAAAATTAGAGTTAGAGATTCATTGACTTTTTTAGAGCCAACTGCAGTCATTGAATTATTTGAATTGTTTTATAGCCCAACTTCTGATCCTTTTAGGTTTCACCCTGGAACAAATAATTTAAGTGATGTGATTTGGAATGGTAATAGATATTATCCAATTGCAGTAGATACAAGTGATTTTGAGTCAAATATGACTGGAAAGTTACCGAGACCAAAATTAACAATAATCAATACTGAAAATATTTTTTCTGCTATTTTAAAAGATTATTCAGATTTAAGAGATTCCAAAATAACAAGAAGAAAAGTTTTAGTTCGACATTTGGATGCTGAAAATTTTGATGGCTCAATAAATCCTTTTTCAAATACAAGTGCTGGAGTTTATGTTTCGCTGGAAACATTCATAATCTCTCAAAAAATGTATGAAAATAAACACGCAATTCAATTTGAATTAATTTCTCCGTTTGATTTGCAGACTTTAGATTCAATGAATAGAAGTATTATGGGCAGATATTGCTATTGGCAATATAGAGGTCTTGGTTGTGGCTATTCTGGAGACCTAATATGCAAGGAAAATAATGAACCTTTCGATTCTGGAACTGTAAATAATTTTAAAGCTGGATTGAATTCTTATAGAAGAAAAAATGGAACAATCACTTCGAGCTATAGGTTAGCTGCGGAATCATATAAATGGGCTGAAAATATATCTTATGCAGTTGGAGATATAATCACTGTTGAAAACATAGATTTAAATGGAAAAAAAGATCCAGAATTTACTTGGTTTGTGTGCGTAAAAAGCCACACATCTTCTTATTTTTTACAGCCAAATGAAAAACCTGATTATTGGGTAAAAGATGGTTGCTCAAAAACAATTTCAGCTTGTAAAAAAAGATTTTTGTCATCTTTCACACGAGATGACAATGGTCGCACATACCTAAATGACTCTGATGTAACCAACAATACATTAAGATTTGGTGGGTTTCCAGGCACTGAAATTTTTAAATATGAATGAGGTGTATAAATTTTTATTGCCAGATGATTTATTAAGTTTTTTAAAAAAAGAAGGTGAAAAAAATTTATTAACGGAAATATGTGGCTTGCTTTCTTTTGAGAATGGTTATTTTTTTTACAAACCAATGAAAAACATAAGTTCGGAAAATAATTTCTTTAAAATATCTCCAAAAGATTATTTAGATTTCATTACAAATCATAAATGTTTTTGCATTTTTCATACTCACATTTCTGGAAATGAAAAGCCATCGGAAATTGACATTTTAAATGCGAGAAATTGTTGCAAAGCATATTTAATATACTCTGTGATTACTGAGAAATTTAGTCTTTTTGAACCTCAAACTAAAGATTATGATGTAAGTATTATTGAACCAATAAAATTAAAAGTATGATAAAAATAAAGTTACATGGCATTTTAGGGCATGAGTTCGGAAAAGAATTTCAAATTAATGCGAAGAATGCTTTTTTTGCATTAAAGGCTATAGAATGTATTAAAAGAGGATTTTTGAATAAACTAAAAGATTTGCAAAAAAACGGATTGACATACTCCGTAATAATTGACGATGAGTGGATTTATGACAAAAATAATTTTTTTTGTTTGCGCAAAATTAAAAAAATTGATTTGGTGCCCAACGTATGTGGAGGATTTGATTTTTTAGGCGCTCTTTTTACTGGGCTTATGGTTGGTTTGGCTGTTTTTACTGGTGGTGCATCTTTAGGAGTTGCTTTGGCGGTGGGAGCGTTAGCTACTGGCTTAAGTCTTTTATCTCAAGCTTTAAATAAACCAAAAGCTGAACCCCAAAGATCAAACACTCAGTTTGTTGGAGGTCAAACAATGTCTAGCGCATCTCAATCTCAAAATTATGCTTTTTCTAATGTAGATAATGTATCGGCTCAAAATGTTCCAGTACCGATAGGCTATGGCAGAATGAGAGTTGGAAGCAAAATAATACAAACTTCAATTAAAGCTTACCCAACAAATAAAAATTTGTATTCGGAATTTTCATTGAATGATTCTATAAATAGAATATCTACAGGTTTCATTTCATAATATGTGGCTTATTGATTTAATTCAAGATATAATTAACGTATTTAAAATAGATGCGTCCACAAATACGCTTGTAAATTTATTTAATATTTTTGCATTAAAATTTTATGGTCCAGTCTTTTTTTTAGGTGGTTTTTGGAAAAGAAAAAAACCATCACCGCCACCTCCTCCACAACCACCAAAAGTAATCCAATATCCAAATGTTTTGACCCCGCCCCAGAATGGGGGGTTAGAAACAATTGAGTCTTATCAATATTCTGAAGTTATTGAGCTTCTTTCTGATGGTCCTATAGATGGCCTTGTGAATAAAAATGGAGTTAAAGTAGACGGCAATAATTTATTTGAAGGTGTTTATTTTAATAATTCTCCAGTTAAAGAAACTTCAGATTTGAGTTATAATTCTTTTGAGTTACTTTCAAACTATATTTCTTCAATTATAGAACAAAGTTGGAAAAATTCAATTGGAAGAAATTTTACTTATCAGAATTCTCCTGTTAATGTTCCTACAAATCCATTTTACATTAAAACTTGCACCTTGGAATCATCTTTAACTTTTTTAAGTCCTTCAAAAAGACAAGAGTGGCTAAGTTCAGAATTATCTTGTGAAAATGGTTTATTTTTAACTGAAATTTGTACTTCTCATATTGAAACTTATTTAACAAATAAAAATATAGACGCTTCGGATCTTTCGTCAATATCGTTAGATATATATAACATAAGTGAAGAACTTTATCCCAAAATTTGTTCTGATTTGTTTTCTCTTTATTCTTATTTTGAGATGCCAAAATCTACTGTCACTTATGGATCAATAAATTTAATTAGAACTGATTCTATTGGAAATTTTATAAAAATTAATGGATCTTCTCGTTCAAATAATTTTATTAGATTTCAAATATGGTCAATTGCAAAAAATATAAACGGATCTGTATTGCCAGTTTATGACTCTGCCGTTCTTAAAAAATATTTCAATTTTTACGCAAATCAAAATAAAAAAAGTTTATATAACTTTAACTCGGTTCAAGTTGAATTTAAAAATGGATCTCAGTATCAAGAGTCAATTGATTCAATTAAAAATGTTGAAATTGACTACAAAATACAAAAAGATTTGTTGGGTCCATTTAAGAAAAATGGTTCCATAAGAAGATTAAAATCTTTTTTAGCAGACTCTTCTACGCCTCCATGTACAAATATACAATTAGAACAAGAAGGAAGCTCCGATTTAAGATATGTTAGATCTTGGCCTGTTGAATATGATATAAATAATAATCCGTATATAATATGCAATATAACAATGAGTTATTCTGAGTATGATGACACTACAAAAAATATTCTTGACCAAGATGCATATCCTTACACGCATTATGTTTTAAATCAAAATGCAGAATGTGTTTATGTCACACTGGCTTTATCTCAATTGCATGATACATCTCATGTTGACTTGGCCTATAATAATTCGGGAATGAATACCACAAAATTTTATAATACAGAACTTGTGCCGCAAGGTACAGAAAAATTTTGTGACTTAGATTATTTAAAAACAGCTTCATATTTTAGAAAAAACGTAAACCCTGGAACAGCTGGAAATCTTGGGGCTTTGGGAGATAATTTGGAGCCTCAACCTTTTGATTTTAAAAATGCATTTCAAACAATTGCGGCTGGCACTAGAATTCCAGCAATTGTTTCTTTTAAAGTAGAAACTGGATATGAAACAGATTCAGATGGATCTAAGGAATTTTCTTCTTCTAGTTATTTTGCATATAGGTATGATATTTTTGGTTTAGTTCAGGGAACTAATACAATGTTAGATTTTGGAAGAAAAGATTTAAATTATTTAAGATATGTTTATTCATATAAATCTTCAAGCAGTTTTGTAACTAGCGCAGTTCATTTAAATCCTTATCAAGTGTACGATCCAAGCGTTGAAATAAAAGTAACATATTTTGAAACTAAATTTAAAGAATGGAGTGGTTTTAGATTTATTGAAAAAAAATCAACAGATCTTTTTAATTATTTTGATATTTTAATTTCTTTTTTAGAAAGTCAACAAAAAGATTATTTAGTTGATAGAATTTCTGATGCCCCTGAAATTAGCATTTATTCAGAAATAAAAAATCTAGCGCTTGACGAAGGAATTGAAGTTTATTTTAATAAAGAATTGAATTCTCTTCTTCCAAATGGAGTTGCCATCCTAAGTACTGATGGTGACTTTTTTATATATGAAATAATAAATTCAAAAATAACAAGAATTGATGTTGTATTTATTAATATTCCAGATATAACGCCAACTATAACGCCAACTATAACGCCAACTATAACGCCAACTATATTTAATCCTCCGCCAGTTCCAACAAGAGCGTTAAATGTTGATCCCATTTATAATATAATATATAAAATTCAAGATCTAACTGCCTCAAGTACTTATGGTTCTCTCAAAGTAGCGCAAGATGATATCTTATATTATAATACTCGAGAGTATTTAACTGGTACTAGTTATACGTATACGGCAAGGACGGCTGAATTGCCAAGTAATTTATATACTTTTTTACTATCTGCGGGTTACATTAATACAAATACTACGAAAGATAGTCCATATACTTTTTTTGCGGAGGATTCAAAATTAAATACCGATACAGGAGTTGCTTTTTTTGCACCTAAAATTCATTTCATAACAACTAATAATAAAATTTATAGATACGATGGATTCAGCTCTAGTGTTGTTCAAGATATTAGACTTTATCAATTTACTTATGTAAATTCTTACACTCTTGAAACTCCTGAAACAACAAGATGGCTTGGTGGATCTTTTTCTTATGAAGTTTTTAAATATCAAATACCAATTCAAGAAGTAATTACGGCAAAAAATAATTATGGTTTTATAAACGAAATTAAAACTGTTAGATATCTTATTGGAACTCCTAAGTATATTTTTGTTTCTTATAAGGATGCTTATGGAAATATAGTAAATTAAATTATTTTAAAATGAATATTGATTATAATTGGGATTTAAATCCTTTAATAACTGGACTATGTTTTCAGCACATTCAAGTTGAAACGGTTTTAAGATTTAATTATTTTAATAATGGGTCTCAAATATTTAATTTTTTCTACGATGCAAGCAATTCAATATGTTTGCATTCAAAATTTTCATCCAAAAATATATGCGACTACTATAAAGGGTATTCTATAATAAAAGATGGTTTATATAAAAATCATTTAATTGATCCTTCTAGTTTGCATATTTGGGACTCCACCTTTGAAAAAAGTCAAGAAACTGTAGATTTAAGACAAAAAATATTATCTCGCATAGAAGCTCAAACGGAAGACTATAAGATATGCTTGCCTATTTATTTTAATAATATTTTATACTGTTACTCTCAAATAGGAAAAAATAATATACCGCAGAGTCAAGATTTAACTTATTTAAATAACTCGTTTAATTCAATTAATATTTTATCCAATTTAAACTTGGCGTATCCAAATTTAAATTTTAATTTAGTTGGCGTTCCTTGGTACGAAAGGCATTTTCCAATATTTATAAATCCAGAATTATATCCAAACACAAATGATACTGTTTATAATAGATTAATATATTTTTATTATCAGCGCCAAAATCCATATGTAGAAAAAAAATATTTTTTGTCTAAAAATGGACATTTATTTTGTGATTTTTACATAGAAGATTGTGAGAATATATGTTTGTTAAAAAATAAATATTTAATTTCCAATTATGGGTATGCACCCAATTCTGATTGTATTTCTTGTGGAGTTTCTGATATAAATGGTTACTATAGTGGATTAAATTATTCTGGAGAATTTATAGGTGCATTTTCTTCTCGCGTTCAATTATTTTCTAATAATTTTAATAAAATTTATACGTCAATAGATAAAAATGGTAATGTTTATGATTTTCAACAATGCATAATTGATTTTGGAAATTCTTCTGGTTTTTATTTTTGTTACTGTAAAAATACTTTTTTTACAAATTTTTGTTGCGATGTTAAAAATTTTGCAAATAACTGGTATTTAAATACTACAAATTTTTGTCAGCAATATCACGGTTTACCAAATTTAGATTTATCTTCAGAAATTAATCTCAATCCTCCAGTGTCTTCAGATTATTATTCTGAAATAAAATGCAAAAACGTAATTATTTAATATGATTAATCCAAAATTTTATACTATATATAATTATCAAAAAGAAATTTTTTCTATTATTATTTCTTCGAGTAATCCAACTTTAGAAATTCCAACTTTAAATTTTACTAGTTTTTTATCGCAAAATTTTTCATTAGATACTCAAACTAAAGCTTATAAATATTCTCCTTTAAATAATTCTATATTAACAAAATATGGAGTTGTAAATGACTTCGAAAGCTATTTGTTAAATTGCTCTAGTGAAGTTTCGTCTGCAACTAATCCATGTATTGGATTTAGTTATATTTTAGCTTCTCAACAAGGAATTGGAACGTACTTTAATCAGTCAAGTTCTTTTTATAGTAGGTGCAGCGTTTCTCAACTGCAAACTAATATTTATAATAATGTAAATCAAATTCAAGAACTTACTTGCGTTTATGAAAATGGAGTTGTGTCTTCTGCATATTTTATAAAAGATTTAAGCATTTGGAAACATGAGTATGTAGATTATTACTTATGTTTTCAAACAGATATATCAAATAAAATAAATTCTGTTTTAGATTTTAATAAATTTAATGATGATATAAACCAAATATCAAGCGCAAGAATTTTAGGAGGTTATTATTTAATACATTCCTTCTTAAAAGGATCGGATTATAATAGAAAAAATATTATTTTAAAAAGTCAAGATTTATTAAAGCAATATCATCCTCTTTTTGCTAGTCTCAATTATAAAGTTGTTGATTATTCCATATCTCCTGTCGGAGACATGATTCTTCAAGGAAATAATGGTGGTAATTTAAATATAAAATACTTTAATTCTATTAAGTTTTATACTGCATCAGAAATTAATAATTTTAACATATCTTTCGGAAATAGACCAGCTTATTTAAAGGCCGAAGAATCTAAATATTATGATTTTTATGATTTAAAATCTGAAACTTCTTCACCAATATTTTTACCGCCAGCAAAAGTTGATTCCAAGGGGTTTCCAGTAAAAAGATACGTAAAAATAACTAAACTTTCTCCAGAAACAAGATCTACATTAATAAAAAGAAATATAAATTTAGATAAAATTACAGAAATCATTCCAAATAATTTTTCTTATCCTTTCTCTGCAATTGCTGCAACAAAAATAGATTCAAGATCTATGTCGTCTTTGCCCGCAAGAAGTTTTGATTGTAAATTAAAAAAAATATTAATACCTTCAAATTATTTTCCTTTTGATAATTTGGGAAGAGATTTAAGATACTCTCAAGGTAGGGGTTCTAATGTTATTTATAAAGGGGTTTGGGATGGAACTTTTAAATTGGGCTGGACGGATAATCCAGCTTGGATTCTTTTGGATCTTTTAATAAATAAAAGATATGGTTTAGGAAATTATATTGAATCTGATCAAATAGACATTTGGGAATTATACCAAATAGCAAAATGGTGCGATGCCTGTGATGAAAATGGAATTTTTTGGGGAGTACCAGATACATTTTCGGGCTATGAACCTAGATATTCATTTAATGCGTTAATAAATGAAAAATATAATGTATATGACATGATCAATAACATAATGTCATTGTTTAATGGCAATGTGTATTACTCGAATTCAATAATTTCTTTTGACGATAATAGATTAAAAGACATATCAGGAACAATAGCTTCAACTGATGTTTTGGATGGAATTTTTAATTTTGGAAACCTTAAAAAAGATGATGAGTTTACTGTTATTGAGGTTACCTATTTAGACAAAAGAGATTTTTACAAACCAAAAATTGAATACGTTGAAGACTCTGAGGCAATAAGAAAAAGGGGAATTTTAAAAAAACAAATATCTCCAATGGGAATAACTTCAAGAGGGCAAGCTATTCGATATGCAAAAAATATTTTATTTCAAACTGCAAAAGAAAGCAGTAATGTTTCTTTCTCTATTGATTCTAAAATTTTAGCTTATGGAGTTGGAGATTTAATTAAACTATCTACTGACATGGAAGATAGAAAACAATTCGGAAAAATTTTAGATGTATCGACTGTATGCGCTCTTCCATTTAATGAAGTTAGACTTTTCTTAGATACATGTTTGGATTCAAGATTTTTTGACACAACAAAAATGGATGTTTTATTTAGAAAACAATTCAATGATGGAAATAATTCATATTTTGATGTAGAAAAATGTACTTATTTTATAAAATCATTTCAAACTTTATCTGATTCGTTCACTATTTGTGGTACATATGTAACTCTGCACAATTCTGGCATTTCGTGTGCAAATAAAAATATTAATAGAAATGATATTTATTATAATGAATGTAGCTTTTCACTGGTTCGCCAAAATATTTGCGCTTTGAGTTTTAACGAAAACTCAATTTACTCTTTAAGATTAAAGGATAAAAAAGATAAAGTTTATAAAATAAATTCTATAATAGAAAATTCTGCTTCTGAATTTTCAGTATTTGCAACTGAATTTTGTACCACAAAGTTTGATATAATTGAAGGAGAATCTCCTAAAGATATAAATACTGATAATTATTTTTACATTGCTAATAGTGATGCTTCGGTTATTTCTAGACCTCAATCAGTTTTCTTTTCAAAAGTAGAAAAAGTAAATATTAATTCAACAACAATTGCAATAAAAGCAACTTGGAAAGCTGCTGTGAATGTCATTGGTTATAATTTATATATAATAAGACCAAATTCAGATATTCAAGTTTTAACAAGAACGGTTACTGGCACCACCCCAATATTTTCAAATGCAATACGAATTTTTGAATTCAATTCGGTCACAAAAGAGTATTCTTTTTATTTTTTACAGCCGATAAATTCTGTAGGCACTTTTAAAGTTGGTATAGAAAGTTTTGTTCTAGAATATAATAATACATCTCGCAGAACTTCCGAAATGACTACAAAAACAATTACGATATAGTTAAATCGTAAACATTCGTAAATTTTTGAAAAGATCTTTTGCTTAAAACTTTTTCAGCCTTTAAAAAGGATTGATTTCTATCGGAAATACTTAAAAAGAACTTTTTACAATTATTTTTTTTTGCAAAATTTAAAGCCTCCTTTATTAAAAGGAGGCCGCGTTTAGAAGAGTTCAAAAATAAATATTCAGAATAAATTTTTTTATTTATTTTTTCTAACTTTGCAATACATCCAATAAATATTGAATCAGGATCTTCATCCTTAAATAAAGTCCATGCTGAAAATTGACTATTTAATAAATTTTCATGGCATATTGATGTTTTAACTAATTCTGAATCAAAAAATGGGGGATGCAGAAAATTATCTAAGTAATTTTTATGTTTTAGAAAAAGGTTATCAAGAATTGATCTTAGTTCATCAGGGCATTCTATTTTTTTTATAGAATATGATTTCATTTAATAAAAGAAGTTAATTTTCTGCATTCTTTAGCTGGAATTGCAGTAAAGTCATTCCAAGTTTTTGCTTCTTCATTTTTATATTTTTCTTCTTGCCAAAGCTTGCGAAGGTGAGTTTTAAAATCATCAAAATTGTTGCAACCTAATTTATCTTTTGCTAATTTCTTCAAAAGACCTTGAGGTGTAATGTTTACGATATTAGACTCCGTGTTTTCATGCGCTAAAGTTTTATTTTTTGACTTATCAATTTCGTCGTCTCCAACAATATTAATTCCTAGGTAATTTCGAACGCATCGAACAAAAGCTCGATTTGTGGCAATTGTTTCTAAAAATTTTGCGCAAAAATCGTTTGTATTTTCTAAAGTTGCATTTGCCATATCTTCAAAAATACACGGATCTTCAAGAGCAACCATCGATGGTTTATCAGCCATTAATGCTTTCCAAGAAATTTTACATTTAACGACTACGTGGTCTTTTTCACATTTAATTACGTCATAACTCACTTGGTTATAGCCTCGCAGTTTTGCCAGTTCTTTAAGGCCGCTTAATTTAATTAAAAGTTGATTGTCTGCCAATCCTTCAACGCTATTTGGAACGGACTGTCCGCGCAGCGCAAACCAATCTTTATTTGGATAAAGGTGCTCTTCTTTAACCATTGCTCTCCAATTAACGCTTCCATCTTCATTAAATTTAAAATTATTCATATAGATAATAATGCTCTAAATCTTTCCAGAAATCATCATCATCATATATTGTTTCATTTATAGTGTCAAGTTTTTTGTCTATTTTTAAGTGAGCTTCGCTGGGGTATAAATTAGCGTTAGATACAATAATTTTATTTGTAAAAAATTTTGATTTTATTTTTTCAAATGAACAACTCCTTTCTTTAACATCATCAAGTTCAACCTTAAAATCAAAAAATTTATTTCTTATTTTGGGTAGTAGCTTTTTTTCTGATGTGCAAATGGTAAAATTTATTTTTGTTTTTTTTACTTGATTAAAGTAATCAACTGGAATATCGAACTCTTTTAACTTAAAGAATACATGTTCTATTTTTGAAGAAAAATAATTTAATAAATCTAAAGGTAATATTTTTTCAGAAATTAATTTTACTTTATGGTTTGAGCACCAAAAGGCTATATTTTGCTCATCATAATGTAAATCACATCTAATATAAAGAGTTTTATCTTTTTGATCTTGTATTGAGGCTTGAAAATTTGGAACAATTTCAACTATCGGGATATGATAATGATTTCCTATTTTTAATGTTTTAAAATTTAAACAATCTTCGATTTGCAAGAGTGACAAAGCAGATTTTACAATTTCTTCTGGTTTTATTGTTCTTATCGTTTTGGGTGACTCTTGATAGCTTAAAGAAGCTTTATTGCCATTTTTGTCTGATTCTAATATTTTTACTTTTTCTTTTGTGCTCCAATATGGATAAGCGTTAGATGAATAAATATGAGAATATAAAACAACAATTGGGACATCATAAATACTAGCAACATGAATTGGCAAACTATCTATACCGATATGAAGTTTAGAATTTTTTATTAAAAAAGCAGATTGCTTATAATTTAAGTTTAGAAAACAAGCATCTGTATTTGGCAAAATAGGATCTTGATGTCCGCCTATCTGGTATATTTTATAATTATATTTTTCTAAAAAGGGTTTTAATAAATTTATTACTTGAGGAAAGTATTCATAATTTTTCGAATCTATTTTATCGTCAGCATGAATTGTAATATACTTATCGTGTAGTGTTGGATAAAAATGATCTAACAAAGTAGGTTTTCCAATTTTAACTCCTAACGATTTTGCATATTCTTCTATTAAGTGAGCCATATTATTTTAATGAAAATTGAAGTTTATCTTTCCCGTTGTGTTGATATCCAAAATATTTTTGAGTCGTAATTGTTGGTAAAAATGCTAATTCAAAAAATCCTTTATGTTGCCCCTGACCCTCTAAAAATAGAAGATTGTCGCACATTGAATTATATTGCACAACTTTATGAACCGCTGGATTGTCTCTTATTAAATCAAAAAATTTTGATTCAGTAAAAATATACAAATTATAATCTGGATATAGGTTTTTTAAATTTTCCAACAGGGCGTTTACCATTAAAACGTCTCCACCAGATTGTTGGATTACTACAGCCATTCTTTTTCCTTCATCGTCAGCATCAAGCAAATCTTTAAATTCAATTTGTTTAGGTTTATTTAATTTTTGTTTAGCTTGTTCAATTATATGGCTATGTATTTGATTTCTTTGTGCTCCGTTTTTTATATGATTAACTAAATCAATACATATTGAGTGATTTTTATCAATATCTTCTTTTAAAATATTTTTATAAAGATCAATAATGAAATCTTCATCGCTGTGTATTTGTGGAAACATGTAATTAACGTCAATATCTTTTTCATTATTCCAATTAAAAGATGCGTCTGGCATTGAATCAAAAATGCATTCAAGCTTTTTTCCAATAGCTTCTACTGAAAAATTTTCAATTACCCATTGTCTTGCAATTTTTCCAATTTTATTTTTTTTATCTGGATGCGTGAAAAACACTTCCGTTAATTTTTCGCAAATGCTTTTAGGGCATGTAGAAGCTTTAATAAACTGAGTTCCTGGCTCCCTGTATTCATTCCAATTTAATGATAATCCAGCGCTTTCTGAAGAGCACGAATCTTCTCCGCAAGAATAATTTGTTACTAAAGTTATTAGTTCTGTTAATTTTGCCTCTTGAATTGGAATTTCTTGCCCTCCGCTTGTAAATGGATGACAGTAAACATCCATTAAATTATAAATTTCATTAAGCTGTTCATCAGAAACTCCCGCACTTACATTTGTTGTATTTTGACTATTTTGAGTACCACAATACTTGCAAGCAATTCCTTGCTTTGTAAAAGATTTTACTTCATATCTTGAGCACGCAGAGCAATAATAAGTTGTTAAAATTAAATTATTTGGAATTTGCTTTTCTTTTAGAAGTCTTGGAATGTCCCAGCCTTCTGACCAATGAGTATGAAGCAGTAATTTTGCATTCGCTTTTGGATTTGCATTTCTAAATAAATTAAATCCATCCAATAAATTTGGAACTGATTTTCTTAACTGATTTCTAAAAACAAATCCAATAACAAACGAATCATTTAAATTAAATTGAGTTTTTAAAAAATTCTTTTCAGAATCCTGTAACTTGTAAAATTTGCTTGTGTCCAAGCATCCTCTTAAAGTTTGAACGTGGTTATAGCCCATTTGCTTCATTGCTTTTTCGGCAAAAGAAGCCCATACGTAATAATTTTTTATTTTAGGTGCTGCATTTACTGCGTCTGGTAAAATTGGTAAACTATCCAACGTAGTCCAAATAATTGAATTAATTTTATTCCACCAAGGCTTATCCCAATAACCATTAAATGCCCAAATATCTTCAGCCCCAATATAAATATCTGGCTTAACTAATTCAATAATTTCATCGATCATTGCAGAGCCGTAGCCAAAAGAATTTTCGATTCCTGGAAATTGAATTTTTAATTGTTCGGCTTTTTGTTGAGAGGGAAGTGTTCCATAGCTTTTCCAAGGTTGTCTTAAAGTTTCTGGTCCCTCAAAGGGCATTCCGTTTGCAGCTTCGATAATTTCATATTTTCCAGTTGAAAATAAGTATCTAAGAATATTTTTAGCATTCTTCCCAAAACCAGTGAATGCTCTAGAAAAATTTGAATGAAATAATATCTTTTTCATTATTCTGTTTTCGACACAGATCTATTAGAATAAATTTGAACCAGTGTAAATTTGAGAAACTCTGACAAAGCTTCAGCTTCGCCAAGCTCAATGCCAATTCCAAATTTTTGATTTCCGTTTCTAGAAATAGAAAAAGAAAAAGCTTTTGTTCCATTTTGCTTCGTGTATGGCTTAAATGAAATTTGAGTTTTATTTTCATCAAACGTATGAAACGCAGAAAATTCTGAATAAACACGAATGGCATATAGCAATCCGCCAATTTCATTTTCGTTTAATTTAATATTAAGTGTTTTTTCTGGATTTTTTGCGTTATCTGAAAATGATCCAGTTTTCGTATTTTCATTCCAAGAGGATTGTTGAATAGCGCTTACATATAAGGTTTTTTCGTCTCCCTTACCCTGTCCAATTTTAAATTGGAATGCGCATCCAGTTACTTTTGAATTTGGCTTGTATAGACTAAATTTCATATCAGATTATAATAGTTTTAGTGTAGCTTTCTAGAAAGTGTAAGAAATATTATGAGTAATAATTATCTAAAAGTTGGAAAATTATATAATTTATCTTCTAATACTTACATATCTATTAACGGAGCAAGTTTTATACATGGAATAAACAATAATCATGACAATGCAATTATTGTAACAATTGATGGTTATGAAATTCATGTTGCAAAAGATACATCTGTCTCATTCTCTATTCCGATAGCTTTTTCGCAAATTAAGATAGGTAATTCTAGTACTGCTGTAATTGTATATAGTTAATATGCCAAATCCAGTATATCCAGCTGCAGCCATATCTCATGGCAAATCTGCGCCTCATTTTAATTATATTTATGACGGCAATGATGGCGAGTGGAGGCCAATGGTGCCTGGAGATTTTGTTGGTGCGAGTCAGAACACTTTTACATTTACTCCTCCAACAATTAGTGGATATAGAAATATAAATTTATCTGGAGATCCTCAAACAGTAAGTCAGTCTGCAACAAAATTAGCTGGATTTTTTATAGATAATAATTCAAACGACGAACCTTTATATATTCAATTCTATAGCTATCCTTATAATCCAGCAAATCCTATATTAACTTTTCCAATTTACGCTCAATCTGTAGTTGAGCAAAATTTTCCATATTCATTAGAGGGTTTTCAGGGAATTGTGGTTAAAATATCAGAAGATAGAGATGGATCTTACCCTTGGCAAGGTATAAATGGTACTGGAGTTTTAGCTAATATATATTATAGGAGCTAATATGGGTTTATATAAAAGAAGATTAGATTTAAATATTGAAAATATATGCATAGTTTTAAGTGGAGCTTCGACTCAGCAGATAGAAGGAGTTAAAAACTATTTAAACATATCTGGTTTTGATTCAAGCTGTTACGATTTAATTGCTATACAAGAGCAACCAATAAATATTAATAATAAAATATTAGACGCTGGCCTTGACGATGTGTAAGAATTAATAACCTAATATTTTATGGCTATTAATTTCGATCACACAAATTCATCAAACATCACACTAAGAGGTCCAGAAGACGCTCAGGTAAACGATACTTTTACATTTGTATTTCCAAATGTCATATCTGAAAGTACTCCAACTCTCTTAATTTCTGGAGAAACTCCAATTAGTGCAATTAGCGGACTGTCAAACGCTTTATCAAATAAAGTAGAAAAGTCAACCACTGGAAGTGCTGCGGCTTTAAATTATGGAACTTCTGCTGGTCAAGTTGTAAGATTAGATGAAAACGCAAAAATTCCAAGCGAATTGATTCCGTCTGTAGCAATCAGAGATGTATTTACAGTAACTAATTTTTCAGAACTAACTGGTAATGCTGCTGCAAGTATCGGTGATATCGGCATTGTTTCCAGTCAAAATAAAAATTATATTTTATGTTCTAGTGGGGAAAATGCTTACGCAACTTCTTCAAACTGGAAAGAGGTGCTATTCCCAATTCAAACAATAACTTCCGTTAATGGTGCAGTGGGAGATGTTGTTCTTGATGGTTCCAATGTTCTTATTTCTAGTGGAAGTTACAGCGGCGATACATTAGACGAAGCAATTTCAGGATTATCAACAGTAAAGGTTAATTTATCTGTTTTGACTGATTATGCCACAACTGGTTATGTTAATACAGCTTTAAGTTCTTATGTTACAAGTTCAAGCTTAACAACCACCTTATCTGGCTACGTAACTAATTCTGAGCTTAGTGGTGCGCTTTCAGATTATTCAACAACAACTGAAATAAATACTACTTTATCGAGCTATGTGTTGAATAGTTCAACTGGTTCCGCAGCCTCATTAGATGTAGGAACTTCTGCTGGTAACGTAGTTCAGTTAAATAATGACGGAAAGATTCCAAATGAAATAGTTCCACATTTGGCTATTACTGATACTTTTTTAATAACTACTAGTGGTGAGCTAACTGGATTAACATCTGCTCAAAAGGGTGATATTGCAATCGCAACAGGTTCAAATAGAAACTACATTTTAAAAGAAAGTGATTCCTCCGACATTACTCATTGGGCGCAATTTGCAGCTTCTGTTGGAAGTATTACTGGTATTAATGGATTGGCTCCAAGTGAAGGAGTTATTACATTGCTCGCTAGTGACATTGACGTAGCTGACTCAAATACAATCTACGATGGTGAAACGATTTCCTATGCAATTAGTGGGTTAGATTCAAGAATAGAATCAATTTATAATGATTATTTAACTGATTCTGAAGCTTCTGACTTACTGCTTGGTTATGTAACAACTGGATCTGCAACTGGTATTTTTAATACTAAATCTGATAATGGTCACACTCATGAAATGAGTGGAGTTACTTCGTTAACTGGTTGCTTGGCTTCAATCTCTGTATTCTGTGTTGGAGATGGTTCTTTTTCTGCAGTTTTACAAAGTTCTGCAAATCCTCATTACAACCAAGCTATTTCTAATTATTCTGTAGCTCTTGGTCAAGCCGCAAAAACAGTTCAGCCTTACGAAGTGGCTCAGGGTGCTGGCTTAATAAGTAACCCTGGAGAAGCTCAAGTGAGCAAATTAATTCAAAAATGTTCAACAAATAACAATTCTTTGACGCCAGTAGCTGAAATTTGCATGCAGAATTATTCAAATATTTTATTTAGCTCTTATGTTGTTGGTCGTTCAGTTAATAAATATGCTGCTTTTAGAATTAATGGATCCGCAAATAGAGAGGGTAGTGCCGCATCAACTCAGATTTTGGGAACTGTAGCAATTGATACGTATGCAAATACAAATTCCAATTATATTGTTGATGCCGTCGCAAATACAACTAATGGAAAAATTGAAATAAAAGCAAGTGGAGATTCTGCTGATTCAATGCAATGGGTAACTAGCACAACTGTAACTAAGATCATTTGGGACTAATTAATTAGTGATAAATTAACTTTATTATTTTATGGCTTTTAATATAGACCACACAGCTAGTGGGGATTTAAATCTTGCTGGATCTTATTCAGCTTTTACTGGTTCATTTACATTCCCAAAACCATTAGATCTTAGTCGTCCATCAGTTTTTTTAGCTGAAGGAGCTGCAAATATTTCTGCAATTACTGGATTGCAAGCATGTTTAAATTTATTAGTAAATACTAATGAGGTCGGAACTGCTTCTACTCTTAATGCAGATAATAACGCGAGCGGCGCAATGTTGGTTAATAATAGTAATTTAATTAATGTTGGCGTTTTGCCTGATTCGGTTCACTCCTCTGTATTTGTTGTTTCAAATAGCGGTCAATTAACCCTCTTGAGTGAAGCAAAAAAAGGTAGCGTTGCATACACGTCAAATAATTATAAAACATATGTTCTTTGCGGAACATTTAACAATATTAATAACTGGGTTGGATTATTAAATCCAGACATATGCATTGATAGCGTTAATTCTGCAACTGGAATTGTTTTAATTAGTGGTAAAGATTTATCTTCATCAGCGGGTTATGGAGCAAATGCGGAAGTGGCAATTCAATACTTGTCTACTGGATATGTTGATTCTTCATATTTGAGTTCTGAGTATGAAACTGAAGCTAATTTTGACAATGAATTGTCAAATTATGCAACAATATCAAGTTTAAATAGCGAATTAGCATCTTACCCAACTACTGGAGAGACTTCAGGTTGTTTATCTAATTATACTAATAATAATGGAACTGGAGCTTTATTCGCCCCTTATACATTACAAGCTGATTTGGGGACTGCTGCTGAATCTCAACATAATGTTGGAACAGGTAGCTCTTGTATCCTATGCGTTGGATCTTCAGGTTGCATTGATTCTTCGGTTCTTCCAGATATTTCTTTGGTTGAATCGTTTATTATTTCATCTCAAAATGCATTGACAGGATTAACAACAGCTACAATTGGAGATGTTGCCTTTGATACAGTTAATAAATTTAACTATATTTTAACATCATGTGCTGTTGGAGCTTATTCCAGTACTGGAAATTGGGCAAGATTCTCCGCTGAAGAAGGGTCACTGTTAAATGTAAATAATCATACTGCTGATCCAAATTCAACAGTGACATTGTATTCTAATGATGTTTGCATGGTTGACGATCTAACTTCATATACAATTAGTGATAAATTTCAATTTGAAGATGCATTTTTAAGTGGCATTGAGTCTGATTATAAAATATCTGGATCTTTAGTATCCGATAGATCTGGATATGTAACGGAGGCGGTATTTAATAATATAGCTTCTGGAAAATCTGATGTTGGACACGTTCATGTTATATCCGATATTACTGATTTGGATTCTTGCCTTTCGGACATAAGTCCATTCTTAGAAGCTAATTTAATCAACTTACAAAAAAGCTATTCTTATAAATTATCAAATTCAGGTTCCGCGATTTCTTGTGGATCTTTAATTTTGGGAAATGAAGGTAAAGCAAAAAATAATTATTCAATCGTTCAGGGTGCTGGAAAATTTGCTGAATTAGGTGATGCCCAGCATGAATCCATTGTTGGTAAATTAAATTCACCAAATGCAGATTGGAATAATATCATTCAAGTTCAGCTTGATACAAGTTCTATTGCTTTATTTAATGCAGACTTAGTATCAAGAAGTGGTGACGCTTTTGGATTGCAAGGTGTAGTTGTAAGAGAATTGGGTTCAGCTTCTATTCCCGAAGAACCTTCAAAGTCAATTTATGCCACAGGAAATGTAAACAATGATGTAAGAGTTTGCTCAAATTCTTCTGGCTTCGCACTGCAAGTTAAAGGTCAATCTTATTGGATGTCTAATCTTGAAATGGTTTCCACGAAATCAACAGGAGTAAGCGCTCCAGATGGTATTGGATTGTATTGGAATAATGCAAGTGGTTCAAGTTGGTTTAGCGTTGCTCAAAACTGGTTCACAGAAAATACTTTAACTGCTCAAGCTTCGTCATTACCAAGTGGTTCTTCTAATGTATTTATGAATGGTTCAGTAGCGGCAGTTGTTGATTTAGATAATGCAAATTGGGTTCAACCTAGCTCAATCAATACAACTAGCGTAACAGATTCATTAGGTATTATATTTACTTCTGCAAATAACGAAGTATTTAGTGGAGTTGTATATGGAAACGCTTCCTTTAGTGGAAACGCTTCATTTCAATAACAATTAGTCATGAGTGCGTCATCTATAATGGTGGCGCACTCTATTTTTTAACAACTATTTTTAACAATTATTTTTTAATATTATGAGTTTAATAAGTGGCAACGTAACATTCTACGGTGATTCAACAAATAATTCAACTGATCCAACAGCAATTGTTGGAGTTCCATTGTTTTTAGATAATTCTTCAAATCAAGGTATCATAACAAGTGGTATATTTTCTGGTTCTGCATTTAATGCAGGAGAAGTGCAGGCTGCGGCTACATTCGTAGGCTCTGCTGTAAATAGTGGTATGGTAGCAGTCGCTACATTTAGTGGAGGCGCAATTAATTTAGGAACTGTTACAAGTTCTGGATTATTTTTTGGAACTGCAGTTAATTCTGGAGTTATTTCTGGTAATGCAGTTTTTGCAGATACTGCAGTTAATAATGGAACTGTAGAAGGCAGCGGCAGTTTTGCTACTGGGGCGTCAAACCAAGGTGGAACAGTAAATGGTGGATCTGGAATTTATACTCCTCCATCTTCCACTAAAAATGGAGCTTATAGTGATGGGTATTTTTTAAATAATTCTATTGATACCTCTTATACTTCCGCCGTTCCAGTTCAAGCTCAAGATGATAGCCTGTATTACACATATGCTTCTGGTGCGGCATCTCTTGTGACAGGATTTGCAACATTCACTGATGGCAACTATTACGACTTTGGTAGTGGAACAGCTAGCCCAACTCTTGTAGAAGGGATCGCACCATTCACTGGAGGCAATTACTACAGCTTTGGTACTGGTGGAACATCCAATCCAGCTATTGCGACAGGAATTCAAATACTCACTGGAGGCAACTACTACGACTTTGGTAGTGGAACAAATAACCCAACTCTTGCGGAAGGAATTCTACAATTCACCGATGGTAACCGCTACGACTTTGGTACTGGTGGAACAAATAACCCAACTCTTGTAACAGGAATTCAATTATTCACTGATGGCAACTACTACGACTTTGGTAGTGGAACAACTAACCCAGGGCTTGTGACAGGATTCGTACCATTCACTGACAATAAATACTACGACTTCAGTAGTGGAACAGGTAGCCCAACTCTTGTAACAGGGTATGCAACATTTACTGACGGCAACTACTACGACTTCAGTACTGGAACAGGTAGCCCAACTCTTGTGACAGGAATCGTAGCATTCACTGATGGCAACTACTACGACTTCGGCACTGGAACAACTAATCCATCTCTTGTAACAGGGATCACTGCCTATACTGGCGGTAACTTCTACAACTTTGGTACTGGAACAACTACCCCAACTCTTGTAGAAGGGATCGCGCTATACACTGACGGCATCTACTACAACTTTGGTACTGGTGGAACAACTAATCCATCTCTTGTGACAGGATTCGCACAATTCACTGACGGCAACTACTACAGCTTTGGTAGTGGAACAAATAGCCCAACTCTTGTGACGGGTTGGAATTTATTTGGAATTTATTATTTCGACTTCGGTAGTGGAACAGGTAACCCAACTACTTTGACAGGCTATCTACAATTCGGTGCAAATAGTTATTACCACGACTTTGGTAGTGGAACAGATAACCCAACTCTTGTGACAGGAATCAATGCTCACACTGGAGGCAACTACTACAATTTTGGTAGTGGAACAACTAGTCCAACTCTTGCGGAAGGGTTCCTACCCTTCACTGACGGCGACTACTACAATTTTGGTAGTGGTGGAACAACTAGTCCAACTCTTGCGGAAGGGTTCCTACCCTTCACTGACGGCATCTACTACAATTTTGGTAATGGAACAGCTAATCCATATCTTGCGACAGGGTTTTTACCATTCACTGACGGCAACTACTACGACTTTGGTAGTGGTGGGACAACTAGCCCAACTCTTGTAACAGGGTACGTACCATTCACTGATAACAACTACTACGACTTCGGCACTGGAACAACTAATCCATCTCTTGTAACAGGGATCACTGCCTATACTGGCGGTAACTTCTACAACTTTGGTACTGGAACAACTACCCCAACTCTTGCGGAAGGGTTCCTACCCTTCACTGACGGCAACTACTACAATTTTGGTAGTGGTGGAACAACTAGCCCAACTCTTGTGACAGGAATCGTAGCATTCACTGATGGCAACTACTACGACTTCAGTAGTGGAACAGGTAGCCCAACTCTTGTGACAGGAATCGTAGCATTCACTGATG